CACTCGCCAGTTACTGTATCCAAGATACCGAGCTGACCTACGCCATCTTTAAACAATGGGAGATGGAGATCCCCTCCTCCGAATACGATCTCATTGATATGACAACTCGGATGTTTACCAAGCCCCGCTTGGTAATTGACCGTGAGCGATTGACCACTTACATGGAGCAAGAGCGAGTTAACGCTGAGACCGTTATCGAGGGGTCAGGTGTTGACCCCAAAGTGCTCAGTTCCAACCCGCAATTTGCAGAGTACATCGAGAAGGAACTCAATCTCGTTGTACCTACAAAGACCTCGCCGACGACAGGCGAACAGATACCTGCGCTGGGTAAGGACGACGCTGGTTTTCAACAGCTACGTGAGATGTACCCAGAGCACCAAAAGATTTGGGACGCAAGGATAGCGGTGAAGTCTCGGCTTACAGAGACTCGCGCTCAACGCTTCCTCAAATCGGCTAATCCAGATAACACCATCGGTATACCGCTACGCTACTACGCAGCTCACACTGGCAGGTTCGGTGGTTCAGACAAGCTGAACTTCCAGAACATGCCTCGCAGCTCAGAGCTACGTAAGTGCCTGACTGCGCCTAAAGACCACCTCATCTACGTTGCTGACCTATCAAACATCGAAGCCAGGATGTTGGCTTGGTTAGCAGATCAGCATGACCTGCTCGATCAGTTTAGTAGCGGCGAAGATGTGTATAGCTCATTTGCATCTACCATTTATGACAGACCAATCGATAAGAACACCGATCCTACCGAACGATTCGTTGGTAAGACTGCTGTTCTTGGTCTTGGTTATGGCATGGGTTGGAGGAAATTCCAATCCACTCTGGCGCGTGGAGCTTCTGGGCCTGTTGTAGACGTTAGTGACGAGAAGTCTTGGCAAATCGTCAATGCTTATCGCTCCAAGTTCTACAAGATTCCAGCTCTCTGGAGTACGTGCGACATGTTTCTAATAGACATGCTCGTAGGTAGGTCCAACTACCACAAGGTCTTAGAGACCAAGCGCAACAGAATTGAGCTCCCGAATGGGATGTCTCTCTACTACGAGGACTTAGCGAAGACATTCGACGGTTTTCAATTTCAATCCAACCGCAAGACGGTCTACACCTACGGCGGGAAGATCACAGAAAACGTCGTCCAAGCTCTTTCTCGTATCGTCGTCACGGATGCGTTACTCAGACTAGCTTACAAACGCAAAGACTTAGATGTCTGCCTAACCGTCCATGACGAGATTGTTTGCATCGGCCCTGCGGAAGACGCAGACGAGCGAATGCAAGACATCATCGACATCATGTGCATACCACCATCTTGGGCAGGTGACCTCCCTCTCGCCGCAGAGGGCGGCTACGACATTGGATATTCCAAATGACCAGATTGGTGCTAACACGCAAGATCGATGAAGAAATCATCATCTCAAACGAAAATAGACAGGTTGTCTGCTCTATTGGCGTTTCCAAAATTGACAGAAACAGTGTGCGGCTGTCCTTTGAGGCAGACGCGGATTTAAAAATTGATCGTAAAGAGGTTTTTGAATCTAAGCACGGCCTTAAAAAAGCGGAGCGGTAATGGAAGTATCTTTTTTAGAGGCTTCTAATGGCTTGCCTCTATCAAAAGCCATTACGCATAAAGGTACTAAACCTTATCCATTCGTAAAGAATGTGAACTCGCACAAGTATGTCATTAATGACATTGGTGAGTTGTATGACCTTGTCCAAAAGCACGCGGCACTTGGCCATTGTCTTTTAAAAGGTAACCCTAAACACGATTTAGTTGACCGCAGCCGAGCGGGTTCAGTCCGTCGCCAGGATCTTAATCAGCTCCTGGTTCTGGACTTTGATGGCATTGACCATCCAGCTCATTTGCAACAGACAACGTACACGTCCGGTGATGTCTCACGACTAGCGGAAGTGCTTGTTCATCAGCTACCCGAACCTTTGCACGAGGTCTCGTACATAGCTCAAGCCAGTAGCTCTCTGGGTTTCAAGGGCAGCAAGATCAGTATGCATCTGATCTTCAAGCTGAAGTATGCACTGCCTCCAGCCACACAGAAGATATGGCTGACAAATACGAACGCTAAAACTACGTTCTTAAAAGACCAGATAGGGTTGAGTGTCAACGGTTTATCTTTGACTTATCCGCTTGATGTCAGTCTTGCTGATAACTCCAAGCTAATCTTTATAGCACCACCCACATTTCAAGATGATGTAGTTGATCCATTTGCAACCTCAAATGATCGGCTGACTCTTGTCCGAAAGACAGAGGGTGAGCTCTCTCTCGATGAGATGGTTGATCTCAGCCCCGAAGCTGTTCACAACTCGATCACAGATATCAAAAACAAACTGCGAAGGAACCAAGGTTACAGCCGCAAGAAAGAAAAGCTGAGTATGGTTAACGTCAATAACAGGTCAGAAGAAGTGCTTACTAATCCTGACCGAATGACGATACAGGTAGTCAACACTACGTACCTGCCGTGGGTTAACTGCAACATCAACAGCGGCAACTCAGCAGCGTACTACTTTAATCTTGATCGCCCCAACTACATGTACAACTTCAAGGGCGAGCCGATCTTCGAGATCGAGAAGGCTGATCCAGATTTCTACGCTTCGATACAAGAGGTCTTCGAGGACTACTTCGCCGTCAATGGTAAGACGTGCAGACCTGTATGTCTTCGAGACTTCGATACCGATACATATTTCAACGGCCTGTATGACCCGAACGTGTCTCAGTTCGACGACTCGTTTCCGTTAACACCCAGCTCACAAGCTGGTATCACAAGCTTCATGGCGACTCATGGTGCGCTCATGCCAGAGATCATCATGGACGCAAAGATTTACTTCGATCCTACAGAGAACGTACCGACAGTTGATCTGCAACAGTCGCCTATGAAGATCAATCTCTATCGTCGCACCGAGTACATGATGAACCCCTCGGAACCAGATAAGCGTTTAGGGGTCGGTGAAGCTTCCCTTCTTCACTCCAAAGTACCCCTTATCTCCAAGCTTATCCTTCATGTGCTCGGTGATGGCGACCAAGAATTCGAGCGATTCATCAATTGGTTGGCCTACATTTTTCAGACTAGAAAAAAGACAGGCACAGCGTGGGTTTTTACTGGTGTGCAAGGCACAGGTAAAGGTGTCTTTTACTCGCATGTATTGCGGCCACTGTTCGGTTCACACCATGTGCCAATGAAAGCCATCCAATCTATTGAAGAGCAGTTCAACAGCTATATGCGCTCTGCCCTCTTCATGATTGTTGATGAGTTTCATATGGCCAGTGCCTCTTCAGGCACGATGAAGATGGCCGACAAACTAAAGAACCAGATCACCGAGCCGACACAAACAATACGGGCAATGCGCTCGAACCAAATAGAAGTACCTAACTTCTGTAACTACATCTTTCTTACTAACCGTGCCGACGCAGTCAAGCTTGAAGAGACGGATCGCCGGTACAACATCGCGCCTCGACAAGAGAAGACGCTCATAGAGGCACACCCTGACATAGTCGATAGCTTAGACAAGATAGAGAAAGAGTTGTCACTCTTCGCTGGCTTTCTCACTACGTTCAAGGTGAGTGAGCGTCTAGTTAAGACTCCAATTGTCAACGAAGCGAAAGACTTAATGCGGCAGGTCAGCCTGTCAGACACAGAAGAGTTCTTTCAATCAGTTCGCACGGGCGAGCTGCTTCCGTTTATTGATGTCCTGGACATAGATGTCAACGACGTGATGAAAGCTGGTGAATACATGTCTGCCAAGCGCGTTGTTAAAGGCTGGATTGCCAGCGCCAAACTTCCGTACTGCATGGTGAACTTCGACCAAATGCAGCTCATCTACAACGTGCTCATTGCTACCCATAGCACTCGATTGAGTCCTATGCAGTTCAAAAAGATTGCAATGAAAAACGGAATTAAGTCTGTGCGTAAACGGCCTCATGGAGTGGGTCGCGAAGTCCACGCGATTCGAGGTGCAGAAGTTAAGTGGAAACTTGACGACTTAGAGCGTCAAGACCTCATCAACAAATACTTTACTGATCCACAAGATCAGAAGCTTTTGGAGACTTCTTCATGAATATTCCTGTTGGAGACAAACCTCTCAGAGAGGTAACCGTAGACCCATCACAACTCGGTGATGTTAGAGCATGGTCATACAGCACACTGAAAACGTATGAGCAATGCCCATACCGAGTGTACATACAAAAAGTTAGAAAAATTAGAGAGCCTAGCTCTCCCGCAGCCGAACGCGGTTCGTTAATCCACCAAGAAGCAGAGGATTACGTACGCGGTGAACTCGGCGAGATGCCAGAATCTCTGAAGAAATTTAAGTCAGAGTTCGAGGTCTTACGACAAGGCTTCGCTGATGCTCAAGTAGAGCTCGAAGGAGAGTGGGGTTTCACATTAGATTGGGAAACCACTGGCTGGCTCATGGGAGACACATGGGCTCGTATCAAGCTGGACGCATTAGTCAACGAGGACGATACCTCTTGCCGTGTCATTGACTATAAGACCGGTAAGAAGTTCGGCAACGAGATTGCCCACGGCCAGCAAGGTCTGGTCTACGCCATCGCTACTTTTCTTAGATACCCGCATATCGAGCACGCAAGAACTGAGTTCTGGTATCTCGATAAAGGCGAAACAACTATCAAAGATTACAGCCGCGCTACAGCCATGGAGTTTCTTCCTGGCTTGTATCGACGTGCAATCAAGATGACCACCGAAACTAACTGGGAACCAAAGCCCAGCAAAGATGCTTGTAGGTGGTGCGACTACAAAAAGAGTTACGAAGAATCCCCTGCAATTTGCAAGTGGGGGGTTTGACCCAGCGGGAGGTGGTCAGTTGAACGGGGGTTTTTTTGGTTCATGTTTTTCCTCCGTAAAAACACCCGCAGCACGAGCGAGGCACTCCTTTGATGATTATCCCCACCTCGTGATCGCGCCGACTAGCCCACGTCACGGGCCTTTACAGGAGAACTTAAATGGAATGCAGAGTTATGGCAGATGAAAACGCTTTTCAATACCGCATCGAGCGACTAGAGCTCCAATGGCAGCACTACGAGTCCAGCGGAAAATTCACCGAAGACTTAGTCGAGCAAATGGAATTGCTAATGCGAGACAAGGATTGGTTTTGGGAAGGCATCGGCTACGACGGTTTTCATTCTTATGTTCCCGAAACCAAACGGGATGAAGAGCAGGAAGCCCTTATGGATGCAGTCATCAATAGTGACTACTCCGCTATCGGCAAGCACTTCATCAAACAACTTGAGCACTACGTCTATGACAGGGCGCTCGATAACATTCCAGGACCGGATTAACTATGACTTTATCTCTTACCCAAAAAATTATCTTAACCATCATCTCAGTCTTTCTTATCACTATCGGCCTTTCTCTTTTTGCCCACGCACTAAGCATCGCTTTCATCTCTGTGTTGATCGTTGCAGGTGTGTTTGTCGCTTATGAAATCTACCGGAGAGACTGAATGTCCCAAATTTTATTTCGCCTTCTGCAAGTCGCGGAGGTGTTACTGATTTATCAAGCCATTAAACGTAAATATGCAAGCCGTCAGGAGGACGCACATGCAGATACTCAACAGCAACATCAAGCGGATACATGTGAACCAACACAACATCCGCGCCAACGCCAAGAACGACGAACAACTCCCCCCTCTCACGATCAAGACATCCACTGCTAACCACAAGGGTTACGACGCAACCATCTACGGTTCGTCACGGATTGTTTATTCACCCGATAAACCCTTGCCCTGCGGAGCCAAGGTGTGGATCGAAACTCACGCACCAGTAGAAGTAAAGGAGGAACTATGTTCTTAACAGGTCTTATCGCCGCACTCGGTATGCTGTTCTTGCTGTTCAAGTTCGGCATCAAAAAAGTCATTCACTACGACATCTTCTTCGACATCGCGATCACCGGTTTTCTGCTGTTTTCCTTCGCAGGTACTTACAGCGGCATGATGGCTGCAATGTTCGGCGGCATGTTGGTCTCAATCGTGCTGTACGTCATGAAGCGCACGATGCGGCACGAGAAGTTCACGTCAATCAAGACAGACTCGTTCCCTTACCGCCGGTTCGGCTGGCAGGAGGTTCGATGATGCCCACTTCTAAACAATTGCCACTGTCGTTTGGCCGTGACAATTGTTACTTCACCTTTGAAGACGACACGTACCGCTTCGAGCTGTGGACTGACCCCCCCGAAGCTATGTACTGGTCAACCTACAGAGTAAAAGCATCACACCTCAAAGTGTTCGATGCCAACGACAAGCAAGTCTACGGACCCGCCAAGGAGGCGCTACTCAATGACCTTGAAGAGGAGAGAAAATTCTTCGCTAATCGCGACAAGTAATTCCCACCGGACTCGATATCTCAAGTCCGTCAAACCGCCTGACGACAACATGCTCAAGTCGGCAAGTTACAACAAGAAGCTCGGCAAACAAATCTCAGTAAAGAAGTGGAAGGACATGCCCATGTATGCCCTTACTCTCGAAGAGCGCAAGTCTTGTACGCCCTCTTGTTCGCAGTACGACATCTGTTATGGCAATAACATGCCGTTTGCCAAGCGCCATGACCACACTCATCCAGAGTTCGAGGACTACCTGATGAGGAGTATCGACAACGTCGCTAACCAACGTAAGTGTAAAGACGGCTTTGTCGTTCGGCTGCACGTACTCGGTGACTTCTACAGTCTTGGCTACGTGAACGCTTGGCAATCAGCCCTTAACAAGTATCCAGGATTACATGCCTTTGGTTACACACACCATCGACATGACTCGTCTATAGGTAAGCAAGTCAAGCGAATGAATGAGACAGCGCCTGATCGTTGGCAGATTCGTTTCAGCGACGACATGGACGATCAATTCCGAGCACGCGTTATTAGTGGCACTTATGACCGGTCACTCAAACACTTCACAAACTACGACAAAACGGAGGTTCAAAAGAATGAGCTCGTCTGTCCAGAACAGCTTGGTCAAACGGTGGGATGCACTACTTGCGGGTACTGCTGGAGCAGCTCAAACCCCGTCGTTTTCCTTGCCCACTAACTTTAGCAATGCTAATATTCGTGCTAATAAAGACGGATCTTTTATGGATGCTTTTGCACACCAAGTCACTACGACTGATCACATCCTTAAACACCCCCGCTGCCTTGTCACATCTGATCCAGGAACTGGTAAAACCAGATCTGTCATCGATGCCTTTAAGCAGCGCGGGGACAGGATGCTTGTGCTCGCACCACTATCGATCTTACAAGCGAGCTGGGGTGATGACATCGATAAGTTCGCACCGTTCATCAACTACTCAATTGCCTACGCGAAAAACAGAGCCAAGATATTTGGCGCTTGCTCGGATGTTGATGTCGTGATTACCAACCATGATGCAGTTAAGTGGCTTGCTAAAAACATGAACATCATGGACATGTTCGACACCATCTGTATCGACGAGTTCACAGCTTTCAAGAACAAAGACAGCCAGCGCAGTAAGGCTTTGGCAAGGATTGTAAGCGATCTCGACTATCGGATCGCAATGTCCGGTACGCCAAACAGCAACACCATTACAGATATCTGGCATCCAGCGTATGTCGTTGACGACGGTGAACGTCTAGGTCGTCGGTTCTACAGTTTTCGTAGCACGGTCTGTACGCCTAAGTTCAACGGCTTTGCCAACGAATGGATGGACAAAGAGGATGCAGAAGAGATCGTTGCTGCTCAACTGTCAGACATCAACATCCGGTACTCCCTCGAAGACTGTCTCGATATGCCAGAGCAGAGCGTACACACAATGTACGTTGAACTGCCCCGCTCTATCCGAGCTGCATACGAAACACTTGCTGAAGACAATGTCTTATACACAGGCAAAGGTACGATCAACGCAATCAATGCCGGTGCAAAAGTTAAAAAGCTATTACAGCTTTGTACCGGTGCAGTGTACGACGCAGAAGGTCATCCACAAGAAGTACATAACGACCGTTACGAGTTGGTCATCGACCTCGTTGAAGCGCGTAAGCATTCGTTAGTTGCATTCAACTGGCGTCATGAGAGGGAAGCTCTCGTTGAATTAGCAGAGTCTCGCGGCATTAAGTACGCAGTCATTGACGGTAAAACACCTGCCCACAAACGCGGTGAGGTTGTAGATCGATTGCAAGCTGGGCAATTGAAAGTTGTCTTTGCACATCCGCAGTCAGCAGGTCACGGCTTAACCATGACCAAAGCAACAACAGTCATCTGGTCCTCGCCGACATACAACGCCGAGCACTACCAACAGTTCAATCGTCGCATATACCGCGCCGGTCAGACCCAAAAGACCGAGGTCATACAGATCGCTTCCAAGGACACTTGGGAGACAGCGGTGTACGACAAATTGGAAACCAAACTGGGGAAGATGGAAGACCTCCTCCACATTCTAAACAACTTACATAAGCACGGAGATGCGAATGAGTGAATTAAATACAAGCGAACTAATCGATAAGCGATTAGCAATCAGACAAGCGTTAGCTGATCTTGCCGAGCAAGAGAAGCACCTCAAAGAGCAGCAAGAAGAGGTGGACTACCAGCTAATGCAGAAATTGGAAGCAGATGGTTTGAGCAAGTTTTCAAATGACCAAGCCACTATTTCAATAAGCGAGCAGATAGTTCCACAGGTCGAGGATTGGGATGCATTTCAAGCCCACATTCTTCAGACCGGTGAATTTGAGCTCGTACAACGCCGAGCAGCAGTCAAAGCGTATCGCGAACTCAGGGAGGCTGGGGTACAAGTTCCTGGTGTCGTTGACTTCACGAAGCGCGGATTGAATGTTCGGGCAATTTAACTTTCTTAATTCTTTATTAGGTATTTATTTATGAGTAAGTCAAATCAAGCAGTAGCACCTGTCGAGCCTGTTAATACATTGCCAGCGGTTGATGCCCTTCCAGATTTTCTGAAAGGCAAAGATGATCGAGGTAACGAAAATGTTGGCGATCAAGTGGAAATTCCACGTCTCAAGCTACTTCAGAAAATGTCAGGTGAGGTAGACAAAAATGACCCTAATCACGTAGAGGGTGCTGAACCAGGATTGTTCCTTAACAAGCTCACTAATGAGCTTTTAGAAACGATCCATGTGATCTCGATTAATTTCATGGTCGAGTTCGTTGTCTGGCGTAAACGTGAGAACGGCGGTGGCAAGCAAGGCTCTTTCTCGACTCGCCAAGAAGCTGACAAGTTTGTGGCTGACATGGGCGAAGGTATAGCTGCTCAGATGGACATTCAAGAGAACCACCAGCATTTGGTTCTGGTGTATGACGAGAATGACGGCAAGCTTCGTAGTACGCCGTTTATCATAGACATGAGCTCTACCAAGCTTAGAGTCTCTCGTAACTGGAATTCTCAGCTTCTGACAAGAGGTGGTGAGCGTTTCTCTACGATCTGGCGGTTTGCCCCTACACCAATGTCAAATGACAAAGGTTCGTGGGTTAATCTGAAAGCAGAGTACGTAGGCTTTGTGGCGAGCGAGGAAGACTATAAGCGAGCTGAAGAGCTTTACGAGTCAACCAAAGGTGGCACTATCCACTAATCTGAGAACGGCAGTACTCTGTTGAATGAACATAGCTTTGTTAAGTCTATTCATCGGGTACTGCCCTCCTCCGTCTATCGTTGGAAGATCCACGACACGTATACAGGTGGTGTACCTGATGCATTGTATGCTGGACCAAAAGGTATTGTGTTTGTAGAGTATAAGTGGGTTAAGATACCGGCTCGCCCAAAAACTTTAGTTAACTTTAATTTGTCTAAACTACAATTAAATTGGCTAAACCTATTCCACATGTACGGACAATCAGTTATTGTCGCTGTCGGAAACGATTGCGGGGTGCTAATACTTTCTAAAGGACAATGGAATAAGTCCTTTACAGCGGAGGAAGTAGAACGAGAAAGTAAGCCCAAAAAAGATTTTATCAACGGATTAATTGGACTAACCCAGGATGGCATTGGATATGGAAACGGAGGATGGGGCGACGCCCCGCGTCGTTAAACTAGAACCCAAAACTAGGACAACGCTCCAAGCAAAAGCTCTGAACTTCCGAAGGTTATGGAAGCAGCGAAAGCAAGAGCTCGACATAACCCAGAAGACTGCTGCCGAACGACTCGGAATGACTCAAGGTGCTTTTTCACAGTACCTTAACGGCCATACCGAGATGAACGAAAAAGCCGTTCTCAAGCTAGCAAAATTTCTCAATGTCCGACCAGAAGAGATTGACAGTTCATTCAAAGATAAATTAGTCCCTGCGCTAACGCCTTCGCCCGTAGACGCTGTAGAGATTACCTTTCTTTCTTCGGACGCTAAGTCCTCCATTAAGAAAAAATATCTGCCTGAAGTGTTCAAAGGACACGACGCTTCGACCATTACTTGGATTGAAGTGGATCAAGATATTAGTGTGTTGAACAACCCTGCAATATCATCGAAAGAGCAGAGATCTATCCCAAAAGGATCAGTACTAGGCTGCATCGATCTTGACGACATTCCTTACAGCTACCTTAGTTCTGCTCCGAGAATTTATTTAGAAAAAAGCTCAAAACGAAAGAGCTATAACATTTCGTTTTCGCTTTCCCCGCCGCATCACACGGCAGCGACTCTTCAGATACTGACAGTAGTATCAATCCTCTTTAGTTAGTGCTTCAAAAACGCATCGCGCCGTATCAAATTACTTACGGCTTTACGGGAAATATTATTTTACTCAAAGTCCTATTTTTGATAGTCTGGAGAACTATTAGTGAATATTAATTACTAATAGTTTATTATAAAAGTCAGGACGACAGCTCGTGGTAGACCAAGTAAATCATCCCCCACATTATCAATCTGAAGACGGAATCGAATGTATCGATGCCATTCGTGCGTCAATGTCGTCCACCGAATTTACCGGTTATCTGAAAGGTAACGCCATGAAGTATTTGTGGCGCTATACCTACAAAGGACATCCTTACCAAGACCTCGATAAATCGTCGTGGTATCTAGAGCTCTTGAAAGAAGTAGTAGCAGAAGAGACGGGAAGGACAGCAACCAAAGGTAGTCAATCATGATTCGCTGTATCGATGTTCACAAACACGAGCCGCAACCATTGAGTTTGCTGTCACTTCTTGAAGTCTGGCTAGACGGATCGGGTGACTCGCCATTCGGGAGGATTCCTATGTTATCTAGAAAAACCAAACATCACGCTCTTGAACACAAATTAAATGAACAGTATGGGCCTCTGATGGATCTTCAAGATCTCGCGAACCTGCTTCGTTTAGAAAGAAGCACGCTCTACCAACAGATGTACCAAAACCGGTTTAATATTCCCCGCATCAGAAACGGTAAGAAATATTTATTTCAGACTGCTGACGTTGCCGAATATCTGGTTGAGGGTTGTTAACCATTAAGCTTCGACACTAGGCTTGCGGCTGTAAGCTGCGTGTAGCGTAACAACTGTTTCCAATCCTTATGACCGGAGATCCTAGCCACCTCCTGGATCTGCAATCCCCGCTCGAAGAAGCGAGAGATCGCCTCATGCCGCAGATCATGAAAGTGTAAGTCCTCGATCCCCGCCTTTTCCCTGACCACCGCAAACCTGTCGGACACCGAGCTTGCCAGTTTTACATCAGTAAAGATCTTTCCTTTTCGATGCCTTGGATGCCATACGCAATTATGTGCCGTGCCTATACCCCACTCTCGCAGCACATCGAGAGCTGCCTCGCTGACCGGTATTGTTTGGTCGTTACCCTTCTTCTCTGTTGGGTGCTTTCGGTCCTTAATGAAGATCGTGCTGTTCTCGAAGTCTACGTACTCCCATTTCAGTTCACAGATCTCCGACTGCCTCATGCCGGTCTCAACTGCCAATCTGATCATTGGACCCATCCAACCTGACCGGTGCTCCTCTGCTATTTCGAGCAGTGAGATCAGCTCATGGGGAGCCACCCTGCGGTCCCTGTGCTTACTACCTCCCACCAAACCTATCTTTGAGAGGGCTGACAACGCGTCTCTCGCGGCGTTTGACGGCAGATCCACACCCCACAGTGTACGTGCGTGCTCGATAGTCTGAGCGAGATACGTGAGCTGCTGGTTCAATGTCGAAGCCGCAATTGGCGCTCGACCCTTGTACCCTGCCCGTCGTTTCTCTGCATATTGGAATATGTGCTCTGGAGCGAGCGAGCTGATAGGGACATCTGTGAAATGTTCAGCAGTGAGCTTGATGGTGGACATCTTAGATCGAGCGAAGGGTCGGTGTGGATGCACCTCCGCGATATATCTGTCCAGGAGCATATCTACAGTCCACTCACTGGCCGCGATCTCATGTGCCGTGGGTGACATGAGCTCTGCCTTCTTCTGAATGCGCCATGCCTCTGCTGCTGGTTTGGTAGGTAACGTCTTGTAGTACCGCTTGCCCTTGTGGCTGACGGTCACAGACCAGTTTTTACCGCGCTTTCTGACTGCCATACGTGGCTCCTCAAGCAATAAGCGTCAAGGGCCAAGTAGCCTGACGCACACTCCGTTAGAACCAGTATGCATTGCGTCAGATTTACGTCAACTCAAAATAAAAACCGGCGAAATCAGGGGTTTAAAAATTGGCGGAGAAGGAGGGATTTTCTCCCCCAACTTCTTCATTTTGTTCTATTAAGTTCCCAATACTTCTATATTTTTTGGGCGCTATTTCTATTTATCTCGTTTTGTTTCACGTTCGATTTGCGTCAAACGTGCGTCAAAGCGTTGCAACTAAAAAGGGGCTAGTAGAACCCTCGACTTTTAATTAGTAGAACCCTCAGTCACATGCACTACATATGGATCACAGTGTGTACCAAAATACGGGTGCAAATACCACGTCCACGTCTTCTGGGGATCACCACCAATCTCTTTATATCTACAGATACGGTGATGTCCTAACTGAGTATGGCTACCGACTTTCCAAGTGTATACGTACGAATCCATTACTAGGTAAAGATACAGGGTTACCACATACCTGCTGTAATCGAGGGCATCATCATCATGATGACCAGGAAACAGATGGTGCTTACAACAAACATCCCTGCCTCTTTCTCACTCATGCCCTGTACTCGTGACCGAAAAGATTTCCCTAACTTCTTAATCATTTCGGAGTACTCCCACGTCGCGGTTTCTTCACTTTGCCACCAGCTTTGGTTGGCTTTGCATTCAACTTACATTTCTTACCCTTATGCATGGTCACCTCACTTGTCCTAAAAACCAGATCACGAACCAAAGAAAGCCCATAAAACAAACCCACCCCAACAAAACGGTTCCAGCAATGCCGAGGTTCTTTCGGAATTCAGCACGCCGTTTTTTTATGCGTCTTACTTCTCTCTCATGAGCTATCCGAGCGTCTTCCATGCGTTTTTTAATCGACGTGTATAAGTCGAATTGTCCCTGCATCATGCAGATGTCTTTTAACTGTTGGTCAAAATTATTCAGTTGGCGCTTTGCTGACTCCATCGCAATCGCATCTTTATAAGAAAGTGCTCCCGCTCTCTTTTGTTCGACCTCGCGGTACTGCTCATCCGCTGAAGCCCAACGGCCTACTAGAGCTTGCAGAGAATTAGCGTTTTGAGCTCCCTGTTTTAAAGTGGCGATTCCATCGTTCAACGCCTTTAATGCCGAGATTACGGCTGCAACTTCTCCTATCAATTATCTTCCCAAGTTATGGCATTTATTTCTGTTTCGTTCGTAGCATTAACAATCTGTTCACGGAGCTGCCGAGCTTTTACATGGCAACCATCTACGTGCGCTGCTAAAGACAAACCAACCTGCTTTATCTCTGTAGCAGTGAACGTGCGTGATGTGTTGTCGGACAAGGTCCAATCGACCGTTTGTTGAGGATCAATCTGAGCTCTTAACACTGCTCCCGTTAACCTCTGCTGAGAGACTTCATCGCACTGAAACGTGTAACTGTTCCATGTAAATGTGCTGAACTCTTCCGCATCGCGTGCCTTCTTCATTTCGGCCCACTTGTCGTCTTTTTTATCTTCGAGATCGCGAGGATCAGTCCACTCACCCGCCACTCCATCCCAGACGGTGTAGGGCATGACCGGTAATATCAGTTTATCGGTAAGGCTAATCGACCCCATGTCATGGTCGTACCTGTACATGTAGTCCGAGGACATCAAATCAAAAGGGATCTCGGCAACCTGCACCCAGATTTCTTCCTCTGGGAAATTGGCATCCTCTTCGGATATCTCCATGCAGCTATTGATATGGCCGCTTTCATCAACTCGAATATATGCGTTCATCGTTTTGCCGCCATGACAATAATCTTCCCTAAGAAAGTATTATTTGATTTTGTGGATGAACCCGATGGGTTGGCCGTGCAGCTCACACGTAAACTGATCGTTTGGCTGTAACCGTTGCTCACTAAGAACGACCCGAAAGTAGCAAGGCTGAGACCATAGTCGGTGTAAGACACGCCAATGGTGTTGTGTTGTGTAGAGCCTGAATAAATGTGGGCTCTCAAATTAGTGACTGTGTTGTTGCCAGGATAAGCAGAGATTACCCCCATAACTACTATTCGACAGCTTTGGTTTGATGGTAGGCCACTAATGCTTATCGGCACTCCAACTACTTGCGTAGCACTTCCAGTTAAGGTGACGTTGTAAACTGTCCCTTGTGCAAACCGTGGGACGATGACTGCTTCTTGGTCTAGGATCAGAGTCGTAATTTGTGCCAAGCCAATATCGGCAGTTGTGATTGTCGCGTCTTCGATATTTGCAGTTGTGATTGTTGCGAGTGCAATCTTAGCGCCGGTAATTGCGAAGTTATCTATCTTCGCGGTCTCAACTGCTAAGTCGGCAATCTGCGCACTGTCAACTGCCAAGTTGCCTATCTGTGCGTTAGCAATAGTGCCATTGGCAATCATCGCGCTGTGGATGTAAGTTCCTGCTGGTACGGTCACCCCGTTCTGGGTTGTTGGTGAAGTCACCACTACGAACGGTACGGTTGAATTAGACGTGCTCGGAGCCCCCGAAGGGACAATCGCGAACTTGTCGGCAGCTACATAAAATCTGCTTTGTTGTGGGCTACCACCACTTGCCAAACCGAAGCCAGCTACGTTGCCATTAACATCAACCTTGACCGAGTACTCTGCATTAAGATCCGCAATGTCGCCCGAAAGGTTGGCATTCGTTAATGCTTGCTGTTGGAACGAGGCGGTGTGACCACCGACAGTTGAATTGAGAGTATTGGTAAGAGCCGCGTTGTTTGATATGTCTTGGCCGTGCTGGCTTGTCGTCGCTTGTAGATTGGTAATAGCAGTTGAGCTCGCAGAAAGCCCAGTGGCGGGGTCGTTAACTTGGGTTTGCAATGCTGATATATCTTGACCTTGAGAACTAATAGTTGCCCCGTTGGTTGTGACACTGCTCGATAAGCCACTCAATGCTGTTGATTGAGCGGCCAAACCCGTATTTGGATCATTAACTGTATTTTTTAGCAGTGTGATATCCGAGCTGTTTGCACCGACCGTAGTTCCAAGGTTAGTGACATTCGTTTGTACGCCCTGGAGCACATTTGAGGTTGCAGCTAGACCAGTGTTTGGATCATTAAGAGTGTTATTGAGAGCCGAAATTTGTGACGTGTGATTACCGGTGACTGTCGTCAAATTTGACACATCGTTTGTGACTGTGCCGATAGTAGATTGCAATGTATTAACGTCATACATTATCGAACCAACGGCGGGATTCCCTGTTGAACCGCTGCCGTACAACTGAGTCACAATAACCTGAATGAGGTCGATCTCGGTTTTAAGAGATTGCGCAAACTCATCTTCGGTTATCGCGTCAGTCAGCAGCTCCAGCATAAAATTTACATCGGTGGCTGTTTGTGCAAACGTACCCGTGTTGCTGTTGAACGGGCCAGCTATCCCGTTATCGTTAACGTGCCGAACCCAGTAGTAATACGACGCGCTTTCTCCGACCTCATCAACAAAAATCATTCCCGTGGCACTGCCAACCAACTGGGCATCACCTAGTACATCTGTGGTGTGCCGAAATACTTCGGTAATTGAATACCCATAAAACTGGTCGAATGGATAATCCCATTGGAGAATAATTTTTGAATATGCCCCATTAGCTTGAAAGCCAGTGGGAGCAGTCGGAATTGTTGAATTTGTGGGACCACCTGTCGGAACAATAGAAGTGCCACTAAACCCCGTAGAAGAGTTGAACACCAACGCGCCTTCAGTCGCTAGACCAGCATCAAGCAGATCCCTAAAAGTAATTGCTGCGTCTCTAGGATCTCCGCGACGACCGAGCCTGATCTCAACCGCCTCAGTAAGCATTTCCAAATAACGCTTTGCCTGTGGCGATAAGTCCGATGGGACTTTGGGAAGCCCAGGAACAATAGTCGGATTAATCGTTCGCTTCCCCACACTCATGCATTGAGCTCCGCAACGGTGGACGCGAGCACTACTTCATCTATTTCATGGGGAGATGACACTTCGACCTCCCATTCAGTGCCATGATTAGCAGGGAGTCTTGCAATTGGAGACGCGCCAAGGCTACCCGTTGCCCCCGATGGGGTGGTCGAGGTCAAAATACTGTATTGGCTTGTGGAGCTGTCATAGACCATTGTTTGTTCGGCGATACACGTACCATCAGCCCAGACTTTAAAATCCACCGGATAACTTTGAGCTTTAATTTTCAAAGCTCCCATGCTGGTCGGCTGGCTTACGAAGATACGGCTCTTGTATGTTGCTCCATTGATGCCGGTCAGATAACCCCGCTCATTGGTGGAGTCACCTTGGAACTCTTTGAGATCGCCGTCGTCTATGTAATAGAGCTTTCCTGTGCTCTTGTGGTGAAACCCACCATGCACATTGTCGCCCATCGTGAACGTAGAGAACGCTGTCTCAGGCCGTCTTGGATCAAATATCCAACCACCATGCGTGAAAGGCGTAGTGCTGGTGTTAGTCCAAAATGCTACGTAAAGCCCCTCATACAAGAAAGCTTTTAAGCTTGTCGGGTAAAAATCTGCGTTCCATTGAGCAACCGAAATGAACTCTCGTGAGATCACTTGGCCGGTGGTATTTGACACTTGCACCAGACCATCTGGCCCTGCGTAGAGGACATACTCGCCCATATCAACTATCGAGTTCCTGTTAACACAGGACTGTGCAACGTCCACTTGAATCGCGGTCATTGCCGCTGGGTCAGTACCCGTTACGAAATACGGGAACCCCTTGGTCATGACAATCACGCCATTGTTAGTGGCTGAGATGCCAATGATCTCGTTCTCGATGGTGATGCGGTATTGGATTGGCCACGCATGAGGCAAGAACGGCTCTGAGAAACACAGGCGTGTGCCAGCGAACCCGCAGAACACGCCATTGCCAACAGCAATTAAGCCCTGCATAGGCCCATCTGGGTACAGTGAGGTGTTGTCGTCAGGCGGTCCAATCCATCCTTCGGATGGCAAGACCTCTGCCAAAGCAGACGAAGGCGTATTGTCAGTTATAGAAGTTGTTGTATAAGGCACATCTGCTACGAGCTGGAAGTACGCTGCGCTTGAACCGGCGTTGGCTCGATAAACCCGTCTTCGCGCACCAGATCCAAGGTTGTGGTTGCTGGTTGAAGGGTTTGAGGTAGATGGCAGATCCACTTTTATTACTTGTGGGCTGGTCCATGTGATGACGGTAGACGGATCGCTGGGTGGACCTTCTTCCCCAAAGCCAGTTACAAATGTATAGACGTATGCAAAGTCCTGGACCTCTTCAGTAGTACTCGCTGTCCCAGAAGTCGTGTCATAAGCAACAGTAGGAGCTGCGCTAGGGGCAGGAACTCCAAGACGGAATGACACATTAGGATATGAGCCACTCCCAGAGACCATGCCTGAGTAACCACCCATTCTTGGGAAAGAGTCGCCGGTCCAATACGCCCTTTCATAGGTGTCCCTAGCTACTGGAGACTCAAGCACTTGGACATTTTGGTCAGTAAACTGAAATAGAGTATGTGTTTGACCAACACGCTCATAGAAGTGAATTGACTGAATCAAACCGCTGCTCAAGGCAGTGCTAGTAGTATCAGCCTTGAGGGGCGTAATACGGCCAGAGGAGAAGGTCATATTCTCAGCTTTTTGGCCTAACCCTCCTTGCAACAGTCGCGCTGATTTCGCAGGTGCTATACCCGCAAAATTTTCTAACCTGAAGACGGCCATTTATCCTCCTATATTTTTTTCTTGCATCCATAACACCGCTACAACCCCTCCAAGAACGAGCGTAGTGACGAACTTTATGAACGTCGTTGCAACAGTCTTCTTGGTCACCCTCCACGAATCGAGCAGCAGTCGCAGCTCGTGCATGTCTTGATATGCATCTTCATCGTTGAGGCCAATATTCCTCAGGGCTTCTTCCGCTCCTTGCTTTGCCGCTCTGTCTATAGCTCTTTGCAATTCATCATCGGTCATCGGACTAATGCCTATTAAGTTGCGCTGATAATTACCAGCAGTGATATCAACGACCCGAAAAGAATCGTGAACACAACTACGATAAAAACATCTGCATATAATTTACGGTTTTCGGCTTTTCGTTTAGCCATTTGGAAACGGCGATTACGAATGTTTCGCCGCTCTTTCATCATGTCGTCCCAGAGATTTCCATTCCCCGTATAAATAAAAGTTTCACGCAGCTCTTGCTCCAAGGTAGCGAGCTTGTTCTTATGTAAAGTAATTTGAAGCGCCTGATTTTCGACGCTTTTAGCACCGAAAGTTTTTGCGAGGATGTTGGGGTGGGCAGAGTTCTGTTCGAGCGCACTTAATTCTTCTTTTGCGTCCCAGAACTTACCGATGTGACCGGCAAAGTCAGCCATATCTCGGCCATTCGCTACTGCGGTCTTGATGACCTTGTATGCGCTGTTGGCGGCTGACACCACTGCTAATGCTTCTGCAACGGGCATGTTTCCACGCTTTACCTTTCAGGAAATAAGCATTCCTGAATAAATTTATTTACCTCCTCATCCTGATACCCAAGCGCAGCCATGACTTTCGGTGTATGGGGGTTTTGCTTCTGCCAAAAACAATACTTGTTCTGTGCATCTGTAAAATCTATATCGCCCCGTTCACCTACTTTACTCAAGTAGTAACGCAGATTGGCCTTTACCAATCCGATTACTGACTCAAGCTCTTCGACATCGGTTATAAATCCAGCACTAACCATGTCCTCACTAAAAATGTTCCTTGCCCATTCAGGCAATTCACGTTTCTTGGACCAAGTCATCGGTGTTACCCGCTCCTTGAACCCCAAGAGCATTTCATGATTCTCGTCGATGGGACTGAAATCATGAAAAGCCCCTGTTACTTTCTTTGGTCCCGCTATTAAGTCGAAACCAAAAACCGGCGATCCGTCGTCAGTATGTGGGAACACGGTGAGATGCATCATGTACAGTCTCTTTGTATCCCTCGCATCCACCACATCCAGATGCGCTCTTCTAAACTTCTCATCTCGCCATAGGTAATTATCCCATGGATAACGATGACCTTCATCGTATGTTTCGTAGTCCGAAAGCTCCGAAACAAGCCATTCCTTAGCCTTTTCTAGGCTAGTGAATATTGTGCTCTCTGGTAACTCTGTCATATAGCCCTATCACAAAGTCAAAAGCAGCAATCGCCTCCTGCATATTGGCCTCGTCGTGTTGTAAATTAAGCCGTATTCCCGCTATTAAATCTCCACGATTTTCAAACACGTACCTACGGCATTGTCCTGGCAACTTATCTTTCAGCATTTGCCCCCCATACATATCCCCCATATGGTGGACATAAACGTGGGCGAGAGTAGCGTTCTTTGATTGATGCCAAACTCGATCACAATACTCAGCAACAAAATCGTTATAAATTTTAGGTCGTACATTACTCTTAGATACCAGCTCCACTAAATCTTCTAACATTGCTGAAAAACGACTAATGCCATTTAATTCCTTTAACCACCCTACCCGCCTCGCTTTGCTTTCTATATCGCCATAAGCAATTAAAAGATTAGCTAGCAGGTCTATATACGCCTCGACGCTTAATGTTCCTTTCACCATGCTCTGGGCCATTGGATGATGCTCTGCCCTGTCATGTATTGGTTTTATGAACTCTTTCAGCGTCATGTTAAAAGCCCAAATTAAAACCAACAATCACTCGTTCTTCACCGGAGTTATTCGGCATCGTCGAATGCGGTAACCAACCAGGAAACAGAAACATCACACCTGTATGGATCGGTAGTTGTTGCTTCGTTATCGCCTGAACAGGGGCATCGTTTACCCATACCGCTGATTTCAAATGCCAAGCTGGATCATGGAATACCAAGTTACCAGCATCAGGTTCAGCCTTTGCATAAAACACCCCACTAAATGAAACATTGGAGTGAATATGCTCTGGTATGTATCCTCCCTCTGGGTACATCGAGTACCACATGCTCTCTATCTCAGCTCTAGCCGAGTACCAATATTCTTGGTCAACGTGCTTGAGCAGCTCTTTGGCCATACTAGTAATTAAATTAGTTGGCCGTTCCCATTCTTTAAGCAAATGCAACTGGTCATTTGTCCCGTGGGAAGTTACCCCTTCCTTTTCCCGCAGTTTTTTATCGTCAGTCCTTGCCGCTGCGTTCCAACCATTGGATATAAGTCGCAGATTCTTAGTTTGCTCTTTATGTTCAGCCGCTAGCGCACAGATCTCCTCACAAACGTCGTAGTTCTGGCATTCCCCCACATACACTGGGGTTTCAAAAAGCCCTAACTTGCGGCCCTCTAACATTGGTCTTCCGATGGCTCTCTTGTGTGAGCCCATAAAACTAACGAGTGTCTTGTACCTTTTAAGACCGGCGTTACTTTGTGCGGAAACGAAGAAGGAAAAAGAATCATTCTTCCCCTTTTCTTTTTTGCAACCCAGTTATCACCTCCGACCTTAATTTTTAAGTTGCCCCCCACATAATCGTTTGGGTCTGACAACTCTACTGTCGCACTCATAATCCGACTTGCTGCTAAACCATTAGCAGATGAGTCAGTGTGCCAGCCATAACGCGCCAACCCGCCGTCATAACGCGTAAACTGAATTGACTCCACATAATCGAGATTTACAAAATAATCGTTTCTCGATACGGCCAACAAGTTATTAACCAACCGGCTCATTAATGGATCGAGGTCACTACCCGCGTCAACCCAACTAACTTGGCTTTTCCTTTTTATCCAACTGCCAATTCTCTGCATCCTGTTTCCTACTTTCTCTCCATGTGTAGACGCGGTTTCTAAATTTGCAGTCCCAAAACTAATGATTTCTTCACATTCCTCATCCGTAAGGACTTCATCAAGCCATCGATAATATGTCCTCATTCGGGATCACTTTCCTCCTCAGGAATCGCAGCCTCCTCATAAGCCCACGGTGCAGTCGGCCAAGTCACATCTTCAGGACTTTTTACTTCTGGGTATGCCGACGGCAAATCTCTAAGAGCCTGACGGTATGTTTCATAAGCTGCCTTATTGTCGGCAGACAGTGGGCTGTCAGGTAATACAGACCAATCCGTGTCACGTAGCAGAATGTCGCGCCGATGTCGGATATGAAGATTGGTCAGATAATCTTGGTCAGGAGTTACGACCGCATAATTCCATTCCCAATCGCCGTCATCGTTTTTAACATACCCATCAAGAAAAGCTTCTTGTCCCTTTTCAAGTGTTGGAGGATTGTTTAAAACCAGTTGATAGCCTTGCGCGGCATAACCTTCATCAGACATCTCACCAAACACTACGGCCAAATTGTCACCTGCTATTGGTTCACTGGTTACAGCACCATCACCACTCACAGATAGATAATATTTCTGCATCTTCTTAACTCCTTATGTAGCTTGTGCGGGGTATGAGCGTGATCCTGGTGGACCCCAAATAATCCTGACGCCACCTACGCCGCCATTACCTGATGCGCTTGGCCATGAGGTTCCTGGGCCACCGCCACCGCCACCGTGCGTACCGCCTTGGACATTGCTTGAGCTTTGGCCGGTTCCAGAGAAAGGGTTCTCTCCGTAATACCCATTACTGCCACCAGCGCGTCCAGATCCACCGTTGCCCCAGCTGTTGGTGTTGTTGTAACCAGTAAATGGGTTGTAAAAAGGCTGGCTACCATTAATTGCACCTTGGCCATTTAACCCTGTGCCGCCGCCACCACCGGTTCCGTAGGTGGAAGAATAGTAGCCGCCGCCGCCAGCACCGCCGAGATCGGTATTCCAGAGAGGAAATTGGGACTCGTAACCGTTGCCACCACGACCTCCATAGCCGCCAGCTCCACCGCCGCCTTGATAGTTTGGCGCATGACCACCAGCACCGCCGCCATCCCCGACATAACCGCCACCAGAGCTGCTGTTGCTATTTGGCCCGTCGGCTGTAGCACTTCCACCGGAGGCGTTTCCACCGCCCATACCAGCCACCTCTTGTGCGGTTCTGAAATAGCTATTGCCGCCTTTCAGATTTGCAGAACCGCCACTAGAGGTGGAAGTACCACCCGCACCAACTACCACGGTGTAGGTCGTTCCTGGCATCACGGAAATATTATTCTTCCAACCAAGACCTGCACCACCACCAGCGGGGTTAGCCCAGTTGTCCTGACCAGCACCCCCGCCACCTATGGCAACCACAGATACTTGGTAGCAACCAGAAGGACAAAGCCAAGAGTAAGTTCCATTGCTTGTGTACTGCTGCTGCCCCGTAACAGTCGTGGGAAGGGTGAAAAGTTCGTTTGCCTTATCCTCAGAAATCGCAATTTTAGTTCCGTCTGCCAGGACGCGATATAAATTCAGACCAGAAAAAGAGAGCTCCGATGAAACGAATTCTCCCTTTACCTCCAGATCTCCTACTTCTAATTTAGCCATAACTAATTACCTCGCGCCCATTAAGCGTTTTTAGTTGTGAGCTGAACCGAAACAACATTGTTGTTATAGGTGGTATCCCACGAGCCACTACTTGGGTAGATGTGAATACCATGCCAAGTCGCAGGTGGCGCGCTTGAGGAATAGTTATTCCAAGCCATCATCCCGTGGTTGGGATAGTCATAGCTGGTGTCCTGCTGATACCAGTAATTAATCCTGTGGTGATGGCCACCCGTACTGCCGTACTTGTGGATGCAAGCTTCGTAGACAAACGCTATACCGTAACCATAGGTATCTGAGTTAGTTCCATATGCGGTGGTGTAACCAGGAAAATCAATATATCCGTTGTTACTGTTGTGGCGAGTGCTATCGGTGGTACTACCGCCGTTGTAAGCATCGCGCCAACCAGCACCGAGGTAACCACTAGTAATCGCATTACCGCTAGCATCAGCGCCCATCATACGGATTTGGAAATTGGAGTTAGAAGCTAACTTGCCTTCGATCCGAACCAGTATGATGTCGTCAGTAGCGATACCTGACTTTACGTCGGTCCACATGATCTTGTTTGTACTGGCCGCAGAGGTACTGCCAGTGATGGCAAACGCTTTGGAGTACTTGCAAGTTTGAACTACGGTAGGCCCAGCACCGAAAGATAACTGGCCAGAACCATCAGTTTGCAAAACATTGCCACTAGAACCGTCGGCGGCAGGAAGAGTAAGAGCAGCCCCACCGCTTTTTTGGATTTGATCCACAACTATCTTAGACATAATTTAAGTCCTATTAATTAAACAGCGCGAAGCCGTCTGGGTTAAGTACAAAGTGATAAGATCCGGTGGGGATCGTATAAGTGACACCGCTATTCACGGTGATCGTATCCATCGAGAAACGCATGGAATTTGATGGCACGGTCTCGTTTGCAGAGATCGTTGCTATGAACGGTATGTCTGTACTAGAAACATTACCGAGCTGTGTATCGGTGTAAGCGTTAGCTGTTGTAACCGCATCAGTTTCTGCTTGATCAGCGTATGTCTGCACAAAAGTCTTAACTGCGTACTCAGTGGGTACAGCAGAATTACTGTTTCCAGACAGCGTTTGATCAGAGGAGAACTCGTTAATTGTTTCGCCGAGCTGCGCTCCAATTGACCCTAACCTCAACGAGGTCAAACCAGCTAGGTCAAAGGCACTTGCATTAAGTGTCGCTCGACCGGTGGCCTGATCAATTCTGAAGTACTCACCAACGCGGAAGTTACCGTCTTGGTCCGTAGACACGTAATACACGCGCCCAGGAAATGTCTCGTTGACTTCATTGCCCTGTGCGGATGGTTGAGAAGGAGTGCCAGGATAATTTGTAGTCGTTACCCCGCCCGTGCCGATGCTCAAGAAATCATGGCCGGTCAGGCGAATCTGCGAGTAGTCTTTTCTCAAATGTATTGCTGCGTTGTCAGCAGAACCGGCAACCTTTTCCTGCGCTAACACCAATACCAGCTCGCTAGACGTACCGGCCCAAGTGCCACTAACACTCTGGATTACATACGAAGTAGAGTCACCAGCAATGCTGATACTCATTCCTGGCAGCGGTTCGCCGTCAAAACTGTCAGCAATAAGAGTAAAACCGCTTTGGTCTTCGAGACCCCCACCACTAACTGTACCGGTGGCTGATGTTGTGCCTCCGGTATCAAAGGTGAGCGCATTAGTCATACCGAACGTGCCGGTGACGTTCTTCACATAGACCTTGTTGGCAGTAAGCTGGACATTGGTAACAGTCGCAGTTCCACCGGTAACGTCATCGGTTACGGTGTCACCAGCTAGCGGCGTGCCAGTAGCTAGCGTAAAGTTAAGCTGCTGACCCGTGACCGCACCAGAAATATAGGTCTCATTAGCGTTGAACCCACTAGATACTGCACCCCAGTTACCGTAGGAGTTGTTGCCATTCAGGGCTCGAATGAAACCGCCGCCCGTAGTCGCGTAGCCGAAGTAACAGAAGTAGGTAAAGCAAGAAACAATTTCTGATTTACCGCCGTCTTTCACCCAGAAGCCCACACCAAGATCAGAGATGATGGTGTAGCCGTGGAACAGCATCGACTTGTTACCGGTCGAGTGAACCCCACCATCGACCAGAGCACCGATGGCTCCAGCTCCAATGGCAGAACACTCGATGACGTAAGGTGATTTAGCGGTAATTGGAGAAGCTGAATTCAAACAAACGAACACGCCTTTGGCGGTCGAGGTTGTAATGTCTTCAGCGGTACTGCCAGCGGCCCAACCGGTCATACCTTTAAATGTCATCTTGTTCAGGATCGAACCGTCAGACATTTGGAACATAGTTGATTCAGTGTTCAGGGTGGAACCATCATCGGAATTACCAGATGCTGGCTGAACAATTGTCGTGCGCTGATTGTCACCAACAATCGCTACATTGGGCGGTACAACAATAGGCAATTGCTCGTCGTATGTACCGTTCTTAACGTAGATCGTCGCTGTAGTCGCACTTGGAACTTGCGAACAAGCGTACTTAATTGATGCAAACGGATAAGCAAGGCTTTTGCCGTTTGTTGTGGCATCGGTTCCGTGCGCTGCTACATAAAAAACATTTGCGGAGTAGCCAGATTGAACCCACTCCAGCGTAGAACCATCATTAGCAATGCTAAGTTGCTTAGTCTGATCCCCAGTTTGAATCGCGGGTAGAATATTCGCGCCACCAGAAACAAACAGAGTCCAATAACCCGAAGTTACATCAGCGGCAAAATCAGAAGTAGAGGTGTGGTCTTGTGTTGCAATGTAGACCGTGCCGACCGCATCTCTGATTATATCGTCCCGCAAGTAACCAGTAGTGCCGGTCCATCCCGAACGCCAACGAATACCGCCGTTAAACTTGACCCACTCGTTGTTGCCATAATCAGTTTCAAAGTCACCTGATGCATGTGCGGTCAACGACAGGTATGTGCTGCCACCGTGTGTGACGATCTCGTCAGTCGCATAGCTTGTGGTAGTAGCCCAAGAGCCTCGGTTTTTATACCCGTGAACAATCTTGTCCCACGAAGCACCCTGAACAGGAGTGACGTTGGTGCTATCAACCTTCGCCTGATAAACAGATCCACCAAAACTAACTACTTGGCCAATGATGTAATCAACCGTAGATGCCCAAATACCTTGGTAAGTGAAGCCCTGTGTAAAGACATTCCAATATGTAACGTCTGTAGGAAGATTACCGGTGGTGTCTTGCGTCGCTACATATACATTAGCGCCGTATACAACCAAGTCACCTTTGAAGTAAGCAGTAGAGTTGTTGTATGCGTCCTTCCACTCAGTACCAGTTACAAACGTCTCGAAATGAGCCGTGCTAGTAGGTAAATTACCGGTAGTGTTTACCGTCGCTCGGTAAATGTTAGCCCCGTAAGCGACGAGGTCACCAGGAGCATATGCTGTAGCGGCGTTGTAGACACCCTCTGCTCCAACGCCCTCTACAAAGCGATCCCAGTAAGTAGTATCTGTTGGGTCATTGCCTGTTGTATCAACTTTTGCGATATAAACAGAGGGACCATGCAGGACAAGGTCATTCTTCTGATAAGCAGTAGCCGAGTTGTACGCGCCTTCGTATTGGATACCGTCTGCAAACTGCGACCAGTAAGTCGCGTTTGGAGGTGTGTTGCCCTGCGAGTCCAGCACACAGATGTAAACTTTACCGCCGTGAGTAACACCGTCTGCTACTCGATACTGTGTGGTGTTGTTGTAGTCTCCTTGGAACTTAAAGCCTTCTACCATCAACGCCCAATAAGTGTTATCAGTAGGTAAATGGCCGCTGCTCTTCAGCGCATAGGTGTACACATAAATGTTACCGCCATATTTGACGATATCATTCGTTTCATAATTTGTTGCGGAGGCCCAGTCACCAGCGAAATGGAACCTCAGTTTTCCGAGATCGATTAATTGTGTCATAAGAATTTCACCAATAAGTGACCGTTGTTCGTCCACTGAAATCGCAACGTATCCCGACTCCAGCACCAAGCTTTGTATTGATCAGCTTCTATGGCCCCCTCCTGAGGTATATGAACTTCACTTCCGTCATTAATAATCTCGACGTTCAGATCGCCCGTAGCGTTATCTAAGCGAAACCCATAAAAAGTTTGTGTGGCTAAATCCGTGCCTTCATAAAATCCAGCCATCATTTGACTCCAGTGAGCAACGACGCAATTACGTCGTATGCCGCATCAATTCCAGCAGTGGCAATTAATTGATCGCCAGCTACCATTACTATTCTTCCCTTCATAACCTCGACGTTCTCGCCGTTGTTAATCCGTAAATCTTTGGCTATCCATGTATCGCCGCTACTTCGTCGTAAAAGTAGATTGAAAGGCACGATGGAGCCGAATATGTTTGCGGCGTTGCACCCAATTAAAAGTGCTTTGTCGTTTGCCGCGACTGTATAAACGGTGGCCTCGGTCGTACCAATATCGTTGGCTGTTGCATTAATAAAGCTAGTAGCCATTGTTCACCTTTACCCAAGAGCAATGGCCATCGCCATCGCCTCATCAGCCGCATCCTCTTGGATGTCGTCCATTAATATTTTTGTTACGCGCAGCTCTAACTTGTCTCCTGCGTTAAATGCCGAAGCAGTCGTGTCATCTAACCCCCGAACAACAGTCAACGTATCTGTTGCACGATTTGTGCATCTGACAACTTCAAGCAGATCGCCGCCTGTCCCATCATCACCAACCAACGTGACGTAAAAATGATCACCTGTGCCAGGATTAGGGAACTCGGCCCCATCACCCGTCGCAACTTGAATAGTCGTAGCAGACGCACTAATCGACTGAGTAATCGTTGTCTCTGCATTGTTGGAATAAAGAACCGCCATTACGCCGCCATCAAATAACTAATTTCTGCTGTTTCAATAATTTCTACTTCTGCTACCGCTGATACACCGCCCTCTACTTCAAAGGCCGCTTGGACTCCGCTGACTTCTACACTTGCAACAATCTGGTCAGCTATCGCGCTCGCTGCGTATTCGACCGCAACGGCGACACTTCCTGAGTTCGCTTCGACTTCCTGAGATGCACTTACTCCAGCAACTTCAACGGCAACATCGATGTCGTTGTAGTAGTGGATAACAAGGAGGGTCGGCTCTACTTCTGCTGTAACTTGAGCAGTGTCAGATGCGACCGGTATCTCCAACCGGACATTGGCTTCAGCCGTTGCATCAGTCGCAGCAACGCCAGCCGAATTCTTAGTTATGTGTACGTCAGCAGTAGCCGTGACAGGCCCAAGGACCGCAACGCCCAGAGGCTTAGTAAGATCAACATCAGCTTCAAGTGTGGCTTGAGCTTGCAGCCCACCAACCGAAGATTCCCCGTCGAGATTGACGGTGATGTGTACATCAGCATCTGTGCTTGCAGCTACAGACGATGTGCCATCAATAGGTATATCGAGGTGGACATCACCAGTAACAACCGAAGATGCGAGGGCATCAACAGCAACTGGGATCTCCAGCTCAATATCACCACTGGTAAGAGCAGATACATTAGTAGTGCTCTCAAGATTTACAGTGATCTCGACATCAGCGGCGAGAGTTCCTGTGGCTTGAATACCGCCGAGGCTGGAGTTGCCATCGAGCGGTATATCAAGATGCACGTCGCCAGCCACTTGTCCCTGTGGTAAGGCGGTTCCGTCGAGTGGTATATCTAAGTCTACGCCGCCGCTGGCAGTAGACTCAGCCTGAACTTGCGTAGCAAGCGGCACATCAATAGCAATGTCACCGGCAAGCGTTCCTGCTGCTTGCAAACCGCCAAGTGACGATTCGCCGTCGAGATTAACGCTGAGACCAAGTTCGGGTGTGCTTGTGACTTGGGAAGCAGCTTGGCCAGCAATCTCAATGTGAAGGTCAATTACACCTTCGACAGCAGAGGCAGATAGTAGATCACCTCCTAAAGATGTTGTTTGGTCAATTTCAACAGGATCGGTCGTAGCCGAAACATCAACAGAAGATCTGACGACATTGAGTACAACCGGCTCAACTGGGGTGATGACTATAGAAGCATCGACCCCCGCACCTACAGATGTAGTTTGATCCAGCCCAGCCTGCGTGGATACCGCTGTGCTTACCGCACCAGCAAGCGAGGCTTGTTTACCAAGGGGTGCGCTTACAACAACATTACTGTTGGCACTTCCTGCTAGCGGAGCGGAAATGTTTACATCAGCAGCAGTGCTGGAATTGACTACTAGAGAACCGGCGAGCGCAACCAGCTTCGCAACGACCGCTATGCGGCCATTGAAGACAAACTGATTAAAACGCCCTTTATTTAACATAGCGTATAAGTAGCCTTATGCAAACGTAACGACCAGAGATCCCGCTGGAAACGTGACCGTGTCGCCTTGGTTGATTGTTTTGTTAATAGTTAAAGTTCCGTGGAACAAGAGATTGCCGCTCGTTGAAGCATCAAAGACTCCAAAAGCTTGTACCTGACCCCAACTCGCAGTTGGTTCTGGGAAGGTAATTGCTCCGTTATTACTAGTTGCACCGCCAGTGCCACTAGAGGCTACGGTGCTACCGGTGCTCTGCGTGCCAGCCCAATTGGCTAGGCTTGAAGTCACAGATACACGAGCATATCCACTGCCAGTGAGTTCAGTTCCACCCCCAGTGTCACTGGGCGCTGCTGTATATAAGCCGATATAAAGGGTTGATGTGGTAGGAGCCGTCTGACCACGAAAAATCTGGTCTACAAGACTGTTCTCCAAAAAATCTGACATTGCTGACATGGGTGTCCTCCGCTACTGGAAATCTTCTCTAACAAAAAATTTAAGTTTGTCGTATACAGTTTGGAGTTGACCGCTAAAACTAATCTCAATCTCCCCCTCATACGGACCAGGAGGTACGTTCAAAACGCCCCCCGAAAAATCAAACCTGACTACGCCGCCCGTACCTCCACCAACCTTTGTACAGGTAATGGCAGAAAGTACTGTCGCGCTGCCAACCGCTCTAAAGTAGACTTTGACCACTGTGGTGGAATCAGACAGGTCTAATGCCACACCACTAGTAGGGTCTGTTAGAGTCAGTTTGATAGAGGGAAGACTATCCCCCTGTACTAACTTAATTTTTTCAGCCATAGCAGCACCCAGTATTAATTATATTAGCTATTCTAAACTCTATCCACAAAAAAATTAACCCGCTAATATTAGCTGGCACACTTCTTTCGCTCGATTCGGGGTTTGTTCCCTCGCCCATTTCGAGTCCATAAAGTGGTCATGGGCCTCTTGCCACGACTCCGTGCGCAGTGAAGCGAGTCCGTTCTTGAACTGTGCCAAACCGCCCATCCCTAGCTGAAAAGCCATAGAAATCATAGCTATCTGGCGATTTTCAGAAAGGTCTGTAAACCACGGATACGCCTCTGCAAGATCTTTTTCGACCCGCTCTATATCGTTTTCTAGCAGTCCCATACTCTCTTCGAGCGTCAATCCTGGACCGCCTGTCTCGATCACTCTGCCAACTCCTATCGTGAGTACACCTTCTGTACAGCGATAGGCATATTGGCGGTAGCCTTCCCACTCTACTAATTTTTTCGTTACTTCTCTCACCGTTCTCTCGATACGTTTTTAGTTTTTTCCACGGTTCTCATCGCGCCCAAACCGAGCATTCCCAGCAACACAGGCATCATGGTTTCCAATGGAACCAGCGGAATAGCAACGTCCTTTTCCAAGAGCTCAAGAACAAAATTAGCGAATGGAATAGTGATGAAGTTGCCGAACATTCCGAGCACGCAGACCCAGCCAACTGCTGGCCTCCAGCCACTAACGAAGAGGCTCTTGTGAGCAGCCTCCACCTTATTGACCTCTATTTGAGCCATGGCCTGTTCCTGGGCATGTTTCTCGGCCATGGTCGCGATCTCATGGCAGAGCTTCTCTTTCAGGTCTTTGTCTGGGATTACCTTGTCTAATATGGTCGATATCGGCCCGACAAGTTGACTTACAAGTTGAATCATATCGACCCTCCTAGATCATTAATCCCAAGACAAAACTCACGATGCAGAAACCAACAAGCACTGAGAGCGGATGTGCCTCCCACAGCTCCTTACCTACTTCAATTAGTTTGGTTTTAAGCGTTATAAAAAAATCAAAGGCCATAGTTATCTCCTAGCCAAATTGGTTATATAAAGGCGTGGCCCGTGAAAGATCGCCTTGTATCAATACCTGATACAACGTATCCACGGTCGGGCCAAAAATGCTCACGGGTGGTTTACCCCACCTGATGTCTGTTTGCGCACTGGTAAGTAAAGCCAGTGGGCCAAATACACCGGCACTGCCGTAGGCAGTAATGAAGTAATCAGTCCAATCCATATTGTCAGTTCGGAATACTCGCGAATCCGCTTCTGCAAACGGCAGAATCGCGCCCATTGAATACTTGGTGTATTCCTTGAGCTCCAAAGAAAGCATTGCAAAAGGCAAGACTGCCGCGCCAAACAAGGCCAGATGTGGAAGCATGTCTTGTGCAATGATTTCTGTACTAGATTTACCGGCTGCTCGACCTTCCGCTTGTCGAGCTTTCATTTCTCGAATCACGCCGCCAATCACGACTTGGCCATAAGAATATGGGAACGATTTGAGCTGCCACAGAATCGCGTACCGTGGGTCAGAAGCCCAAGCAGGACGCTCTGCTGCGTTGGGACGAAGCATGGTGGACTCAACAAATTTTTGAAGTCCCTGCATCACCAACTGTCCAGCTTCAGTGTCGAACCCTTTGCCCTCTGCTACCCAACGCCTCACGATGTCAGCATTCAGGCCCAGTTCAGAGAGATACCGCTCGGATCGTTGACGCGGGTTAAACGCATGACTTTCGATAAAGTGTTCTGCCATACCGGCTGCGAACACACGAGTAAAGCGGGTAAAGATTTCAAGGCCCGTATACTTAAAGAAGAAGTCAGCGACGGCCCGATTATCCTTATCCATATATTGCAGATCAGCTTCTGACATAAAGGCATTAGCCATCGAGTCGTTAGCTATCACTCCAATCGCACGGGCGAATTCATAGCGTTCCCTTGGGTTTGTAATAGTATTTGCGATTTGCATAAAACCGGCCAAGATCCCATTGAACTCTCGCGTGTTGATAATCGCGGTCGCCAGTTCTGGAATAGAAGACAATGTGGCCAGACTCAACGTAGTCCATATCTGCAAGTTCTGAGCGGCACTAGAGACCTGCCTAAATCTAGGGTCCATTGGCACATAAAAACCCAGCAGCGCCCCTAAAGATCGATAAGCATCTTCTCGCTCATCAGGAGAAAGCTGTGCCATTTCTTGAGCAAGCGTAGTCTCGCCGCCTTTTGTAGCCCTGTTCCATTCCACACGCTTTACAGTGCGCTTCATGTACTGCATGACTACTTCATCTGGTGGCTTCATAAAGGCAGCAATCGATTCTCGATCCACACCTCGTGTAAGCTGAATAGCCTCTTCGGCAGCATGTAAAGGATCGACACCCGACCTCAGGGATTCCTTTGGTCTCTTACGAGAATTTCCGATTGCCTCTGTAATTGCCTCTTTTGCTTGATCGAAAGTAATGTCTTCACGTTGGCTAGCGATGATATTGGCAAATCCATCTATATCTTGCTCAACAAGATCAAGGTCCAGCATTACTGGGAAGTAATCCGTTTGCCTCTGTATGTTGGTATTCGGCTCTTTCGCAATGTAGTCATCGTATATTTCTTCAAAGAAACCACGAATCTTTTGCGCATTAGGCGATAACTCGGAGGTCGGTTTACTAGTAGCCGCTTCTCTAGCCGCGTCCTTAAAATCTTGTGATTGGAAGTAATCTAAGTTGCCGCCAAACAAATCCTCTAATCTGCTTTGGAACTGGTTCATTTGGAGAGTTGTGCGCTGGACAAAACCCAACCCTTGCTCTCCCGAACGGCCATACATCATGTTGGATATGCGTACACCCGCACCTGTCTTTTTGCCTAAAGCACGGAGCCTTTGCTGCGTTGGCAACAAAACTTTCATAAGACCTGTCCATGCTTCGGCGGTTTTATCCGCTAGGTCTGCATCCTGGACAGCCTTGATGCCTTTAGTTCCGATCAGTAACTGAGCGGCCTTATTCACAGCATCCCGTAAAATATTGACCCGCATCTGACGCACAGGCTCAAACACATTACCGGCTACGTTATCGAGGGCCGATTGTGAAGTGTCAGGAACAGCAGATACGTTATCGCGATCTTTCCTGCGAATTACGTCTTTTACGAACTGATCGAAAGTTTGCGAATACTCCTGCCCGAACCGTCGCTTGTATGTGTCTCGCATGGAGTTCCACATCGTGCGAAGTTTCTCTGCCAAGGCTTGGAAAAATCGCTGGACGACACCACGAGCTTTTAGCTCAGATGCACCCCACTTCGCAGTCTGGTCAGCGACCCACTCCTCGAAGGCAACATCTTCCTCGTACCCCGCATACAGATCGGGATCTTTTTCCAAGGCCCGTTGGAAATCTCTATAGAGTCGAGACCGGAGCTCTGGATTATCAATGGCCTTCTGTACTTCTTCTTTGTAGAACGCGTGACCAAGCTCATGTGCCATGGTCAATGCCAGCTCGGCCTCATTGGTCAGCGAGACATCATCGAGCACAACAAGGTGAGCCATACCGCCGCCTTTCTGCGGCATAGGTATATATGTACCAACCTCGGAGTTATCGCCTAGCGCATTCTCAACTGCTTGCGCTATCGCTGGATTACTTTTGAGATCGACCACTCTATCGCCAAACTGATAACGCCCATTACCGAGAGCGGCTTTCTTGAGCTCACTACTCGTCATGACCACTACTTTGCCCTTGAGACGCAGTCTCTTGAGCATGGTGTTCAGTAATGACTTAACAGTCTGGGGCAGTGTTCCAATTACTTCCGCTTGCTTGTTTTCGGTCAGCCATTCGTCGGCTGATAAACGCATAGCGTCACGATCAACTGCTTCTCTGGGGCGGCGGTCACTGTAACCAGGACGGTTTTCGCCCATCTCTACATTGGTGCGGTTAGCCTGTGTACCCTCTTGACGAGCAATCTGCGCTGGATCGATTTCTCCTTCTGGAGGTGGCGCGTTGTCAGGTATGCGAGTAGTAGTTTGCCCAAGCTCAACCGTATTACCTTCTGCATCAGTGCCAAGCACGATACCTTGGTTGAAGAGCTCTGTAGGTCTACCGCCTCCAGTACCGTCCTCCCCTTCTGGCGCTGCTGGGACATTTCTTTGCCGCGCACTAGCGGTAGAAGCGGTATCAACCATTTCATCTCTGGCAAACCCAAAGCTTATTTCCTCATCACGGAGACGATCAGCTTTGGCCTTGGCCTGTCTGGCATCAAATTGCTCGACCTGTTCGCGAGTAGCATTCGGATTATCCCGCAGAAATTTTTGCTTCTGGTTGTATTGGAACTGATCAATATTTGCTTCTAAATTTGCAAGTCGCTCCTGTTGTGACGGACTGAGCTGTTGCACCGAAGATTGCGGCGTACGAGTCAACACATCGTATAAAGTCTTGCCGTTACCTATAGTTACGTCTCTGTAACTTTCTGGGACCGCTCCACGAGTGTCGCCTTGCAGTGGCTCACCATTCACTTCGAGGGTATAACCCTGCTCTGCCAACGCACCTAAGATGGTGCTCAAGCCATCAGCATCAGATCTCGTACCCTCGAAAGACGCGCCGGTCTCAGTCTGGTTTATGCGCTTACCAGTAGCGATCAAATCTCTGATATTGACCTTCTGAGACTTGCCATCTTTTGTCAGCGTAGCGTTCTTCGCAAACTTGCTGCGCTTCGTCATGCGCTTCACTGATTCAACAATAAACTCACCAAGCGGCAATCTACGCTGGTTTCCGTTCGCATCTTGGATGGTGTAAAGACTGCCATCGAGCTGATTAGCCTCGATAGTGAAATTGCCATCGCTGTCCTGGACAAGACTAACTGCCGTTTGCGGATTACGCTCTTGCAGCTCGGCTGCTTTGTTTAGCGCAGCATCACTAGCCAAACCCAAAGGGCTCGAAGCCCAATTGATATCTGTTTGAAATGTAGAGTTGTAACGATCCCTTGCGGCTTGAGTGCCGTCATACTCAGTGTTCCAAGTACGTCTAGGCGCGTAGGGCTTTAAATCCTCTCCAAGCGCCGTGTCTTCAACATCAACTTCACCAAAGCCCTGATCTTGCTCTGGCATCGCGTCAGGGTCGGTTTCGGGCAGAGCTTCATCGTCAACCACCATCTGACGGCTCTGCTCTTGGTTATACCGGCTGGCTCTGTCGCTCTGGGCTCTCTCAAGAGAGGTGACCGTAGAGCTGCCATTCGGGCCAGCTATTCTGTCAGCAGCCGCAACAGCATCGAACACCCCATCTCTCGTAGTTATCTCTTCAGAGATAATGTCGCCGTTAGCATTACGAGCTTGGACCACCATGTCAGGCCCATCTGCCATTGATTTAGGTGCGCTGTACCCCAACGCCTTGGCTATAGATGGATCAGACCCATTACTGGTGACAACATCATTGACGATGTCTGCATTAGGCGAAAAGATCGTACCCCGCCCTTTTATATGGGCGTAGTAAAGCTGTTGACCGTTACGTGTTACCTGCCCTTGATCCGGTGCGTCTGGACCTGCGAAGTTTTCTCCCGCAACCCACACAGCTTCTTTGCCATATTGATCATCCTGCATGGCATCGAACTGGGCATTCAGATCAGCCTGTGACTCAGGGGTAGTAAAGACAGAATTGAGCGAGCCGTATTGCTCGATCATCATATCTTCGTCTACCTGTTGACTTCGGCCCTGACGCGAAAGCTCTCGCGCTTTATCAAACACTCGTGTTGCAGCTTCAGGCGTAGTAGCTAAAGCGCCACCACCGCCACCCATCGCTGTACCGGCTATCGTTCCTAAGAACGCCGCCTGACCAAGACGCATTGTTGCGTCGTCCATCGAGTAATTTTCATCGACGGCTAAACGCTGACCAACCAATAAACCTTCCTGGGCGAGCTCTGTAGCGCCTTCACTTGCCGCACCTATGCCCGCCCCACGGCCTACATTTTTTGCAAATAAATTGAGGATACTGCTCTCATCGGGACCAGCTTTACTTTTTGCAAGGTCAGCCAGCTTGCCAAATACAAGCCTCTCCCCCGCTACTTCAATAGCTGTTGAACCTGCTCCGACAAGAAGTGATTGCAGGGCTCTATCTGCTGAAAGATCAACTCCAGCGTCATCAAACTCGCCAAAGCTTTCACCTGTGTTTAACGGGTAAGTACCGCCTATTTGGCCAGCTAGAGCTCCTCTGCCAGCACCTTTCTTGAACGCGTCCCAAACAGCATTACCGGCTGCTTCCTCGAACATATCGAGTTGTTCGCCACGAGCCTGTTTCGTAACTAGATCTTTCACCAGTTTCTTGGCGACAAGCGAAGTGCCTTCGGATAACCCTGCTTTTGCAGCAGTCTTGCCAGCCGCTGCCGCATAGCCTAAACCGCCTGTGGCAGCACCTACTAATACAGTGGCGATTGTCTCAGCAGCGTAGGGGGTAACTTGGCCAAGCCCTAATCCGACTTGATCGATAAAACCGCCAAAAGTTGGCGCATCTGCGAATTCCTCGAAGGTCTCAAAGCCTTGAACAGCATTAGCTGCCATACCCTCACGGGCGCGTGCTTGCTCTACATCGAGCGCAGCAGCCTCTTCTCTACCAAGAAGGGTGTTACCGAGAGCTGAAAAGTATTGGACGTTAGATGCGAAAGAGTTCGCGCCTGAACGTAAACCAGCCGTGAATGATCCTTGTGCTGGGGTTTCGTAGTCTGCTGGGTTTTCGGGGACAGCAACGTCCTGAACCAACGCTTGATTAGTTTGCTGTTGGGCTTCCTGCCCTAGTACCTGATCTGCAATGAGTCCTTGGAGATAAACATCTCTCGCTGCCATTAAGCTTCCACGGGGGGTCTAGTTTGTGCCAGTTTAGTCATCATCGTTGTGAATGCTGGCCCCATCATCTGTCTCATCGTGTCTAATGGGATCTCACCGTCTTCTGGCCCTGCTCCATCCACAGGATCAATGAAGGTAAAGGTGTCTTTTGCGACATTCACACGTATGCGGTTGGCAATGTTATCCAACGTAATTTGATTGTCTGACTCACGACGGAAGACATTTTGTAACCGGTTAAATAAGCCATCATTTTGGTTCTCAAGTGCGTACTTACGCATTCCTAAACCAAACATCTCGACCATCGAGCGGCCATACTGAAGTTTCTCCTGGCCAGCAGGAGCTTGCTCATATGCGATAGCCATTTCTCGGAGGGGCGCTAAGAACTCAGAGTTCTTCCAACTAATATCGTAGTTATCAACCATCCTGAGGACTTCGCCAATCTTTCCTGCATTCTTTTCGCCAAGTGCCGCAGCGTCTTTCTGGAGCTGCCGCATATATTTCGTCATATCGAATGTAAGCGACTGCCGCATTCGGTTTTCTTGGGCCACGGTGAGCTGGTCATCCATCTGCTGAGTTACGCCATACTCCGTATCACCGGTCTGGGCAAAATTAACCAACTGATTTACGAGTTTTACTCTTTGGTCTGTATTCAGTGATGGGTCTGATGCAGCCAATACGGCCATTGCAAGCGTTGCTTGTCTCGGTGGTAACTTCAGCGATATTTCAGACGCTGACTGAACACCAGCAGCTCGTAAAGCATCCGCAGTTTGATTAACCTGCTCTTCAGTCGGAGTCCACCCTTTTTCAGTAATCAGCTCTCTCATATTGCCGAGAGTGATTGTCTCGTCTGGGGGATCAATAGGTCCGGTATCAGATTCAGCGGTTACGGCTGTAGGATTGAGGTACTCCAGCTCCCGCTCCATCTGTCGAGTTCTTGCGGCATAAGCATTCGCACCGCGTTTAGTTGGTGGGCCATCCTCTCTTCTAGACCTAATGGCTCCTTCAAGATCATCAGCATACTGTTGAATTTCTGCGTCAATTTCCTCGGCCTTACCTTTACTGGTACGACTCATTTGACCGGTCATGTTCTGATATCGATCTCGTTTTTCCAGCTTTTTAATTAAATTGCGTCCTAATCCCGTACGATCATCTTCGGGCTCTTCAACAGGCTGCGGTTCGGTGTCGGCCCGTGGGAACTGCGCTTCAACTTCTTCCGGTGTCATCCCACCTTCATCGACAAGAATCTGGGCTAACTCATCGTAGCTAGCTTCACCGAGATCCAATCCTGCTGCGCGAGCAGCGTCTACACCTTCGGGTACACCAGCTTGAGATAGTTCTCCTGCCGCTGTTCCCAAGACTGCCCCTGCCGCGTTCTCCATATTGCCGCGACCTACCATGGCATTGTTCAGAAGACGAGTCTGCATAGTTACAGCCGTGGACCCGCCATCACCATATGCAGTAGTCAAACCTTGATTAAAAACTCTCAGCAAATCAGCTTCTTTAATCATCGTAACTGGAGCTGCATCATCCGTGCTGCCGCCACCTGCTAGCGGTCCCGCCGTATTAGCGTTCTGGACACCTACTGCATAAGAGATCGAACCATCTTCCTGGGGTACTGCTTGCAAACTCGTAATGCCGTCATAACCTTGACCGCTCGGATCACGTAAGGTCTTCCACGCCCCTGACTGAGTAGCTATTTTCTGAAAAACTTCTGGCTGGTTTTGGAGAACTCGACGCATAGAATCAAGGCCAACAGTCACAGCCCCATTTGCGTTTACCGCAAAATCATCTAGCCCCGACACAGTAGAGTCGAAAAAATCAACATTAAATTGAGTCTGTGCAGTAACGTCAGCCTCTTGTTGCAGACGTTCATCTTGGTTTCTCTGTAACTCAACGCCTTCTTCGTACAAGTCGAGCCGTCTGTCACTTTGCTCAAGCTGACGGTCACGCTGTCCTAACGAGTAATCACGGTATTCCCTGAGATCCCTCGCATTACGACGATTCTGAACGTAGCCCAGTAATGGTCCTAAGCTTCCAAGTGGTGTGGCCATTACTTCCCCCTAGAACGCCATGGCAAAAATAGCCATCGCGCCCAATGAACCTAATGTGCTGTAAGTCTGGGCTTTATTAGCGGCCTTGGCTTGTTCGTACGCATTCTTGCGCTGCGTCGCATCTTGAGCAGCATTACCCAACTGGGTTTGACTACTGCGGTTTAGACCCTGCCCGATGTTTATCAGGTCAGACATCAATGCTGTATTAGCCTCGTTCTGTGCAATACGTGCGTCAGACAGTGATTTAACTGACCCCAGTGCTGTACCTCTGTCGATACTTCTTGTCAAAGCGCGTTGCTGTGCCGGTGTCAGAGAATTGCCATATCGAGCTGAATTACGAGCTGCGATACCTTTTGTAAGTTCGCCAGACATTGCAGAGTCTGCTCTGGCCTGATCAATTAAGCTTGTGTCAGTCCGAGCTCTGTTTAGCAGATCTTGCTCAAACTCACTGTAGTTGTTCATAAAATCGTTATATTCCCCACGCGTTATGTCTGCGTAGGCTTGTGCAGGATCATCTACCGGCGGCAACGAATTTACATAATCACCGCCAGCACCCGCACCCGCAGTCATATTCGAGGTGTCGTAACCTTGCGCTGCCAAAGCGTCAATTTGCTGTTGAGTCAAATTGACGGCGTTTCCATATCCTCTAGCCATAAATTAACCCCTCCAGAAATTATTCCAGCGGTCGCTGACTGAACTGATTTGTTTCGGCGGTCCACTCTGCCCATAAGGCATTCTTTCGTTCGGAGTAAAGAACGTCCCACCAGTGTCGAGGTTATCCAAACCTTGCATAGCAAAAGCACTGCCGAGCTGCACACCCGCATTAACTTTTGCTTGTGCTACTTGTTGATCTGCTTTTGCTTTAGTTAAAGCCTCACTAGTAGCAAGACGAGAAAGCTTCGACATACCAGTAGTAGCGTCAGCTTCTTGCTTCCTGGCTATGCCAAGGACATTACTACCCATAGTGTTCTGGATTTTTTTACCGGCTTGGTTTGCAAGCCCAAGCTGACCTTGGTATGCCTTACTGAGATTCGCTCCGTAATCAGGACTCTGGGCCATTCTGTAATTAGGCTGAGTCAACGCTTGCATCGTATCGGCATTACCACGAGCTCTTAAAATCTGAGAAGGGTCGCCTTTCGCAGCTTTATCTCGCATGTCCAAGAGGACAGGTTCATAGTCCCTTTTGAACTTCTTGTAATTGGCAAGTGCAACCGACGCAGACGCTTTTTCAGCTTCTGTTGGCTCGTAATCTTGCTTATCTGGTCCCGACATTTACAGGCTTCCTATACACTAAATCGTCTAATTCCCAGCCCCTTCGCGATAAGGCATTGCCCCACCGCTCGGACTTTGTTCTGGCCTCGATCCACGAGTGACCCATAGCCTCTGCAACCTGCCTCATCCCCTCCATATGCCTAAATAGAGCTGGAGCTTTTCGAGGACGACTCCAATAAATCCACATGAGCAAAGTCTTTTCCCCAGAAAACTGGTCTACCTTGCTCGTTGTCACCGCAAACCCACCTTCAGCAACAAACAATATTGCTCGCTCGGCTTTGACTTCTGCATACACATCCTCTGGGATGTATGTGAGCGTTGGGTTTTCTGCCAACAGCTCCTCTATTGCAGGTCTGATCCACCACCACTCCTCTCGGATATCACCGATACTGAGTGTATCTTCGCCTTGTTGGGCTGGTGTGGTAGCCGCCATATTTAACGCTCCGTGCTATTGGTGCATTTGCAGCTCTTGCTTCCAGCTTTGCGTCTTCTATGCCTTGGCCATAGAGAGCTGCGTACATTTGAGCTGCCTGATAATCGGTCCAATCTTTGGCCGGTGTTCTAAGCAGCCGAAATAAAGCGCCATTTACAATGACATCTTTATGATTGTTAACGACCTCGTCATCGAGGACAGTGGCCGCTGCTGTTGGTTTCAGTACCGCACGCAAAATGACCGACTCTACTTTTGTAGTAGATGGCATAGGCGCGAGGTAAAAAATAGTTTGGCTCTGCTGAACAAAGTACTTAGGTATCCCCGCGTTTGCTTTGTCTCGCCAATCTGGGAGCCTTCGCTCTAACAATCCCGTGCTCAATGGCTCTAATTTTTCGCCATCGTGTATAGCCCACAGTATCTTGTGGACTACCGAATTTTTGGGGGGCTCCAAGTCATATTCAAATATCTTTGCCACCGTAGTCACAGGGTCCAGCTCTTGCTGATACACCTCAGACTTCACACAGAAATCGATAGCTGCTGACCGAATAGCTGAAATTGCTACAGGGTCCGAACAGCCATATACACTTGGTAGTACGTCCGGTAGTAACGACTCAAAAGTAGCCATAGGTTATGCCACCGCCGTATTAGCATTAGGGCTGGTAGTCAGATCTAACTGAGACTTACCAGTAACCGATGCCATAAAGAGTTGATAGTGGTTGCCAGCACGCTGGTTATTACCTGTGTACTCCGCATCCTTCATGTAGCAGTTGTACAAGACGTAGTTGTAAACCGCGTTAGCAAAGATATCGGGGACCGCTAGGTCACTCGATGCGGTGACTGTGGCTGGGTTTGCTGAGTAAACAATCTCAACGTAAGCGTTTCCAGACACTCCTGGATAAACATAAAAATTACGGGGATCAGAATCATCGTAAACGTAATGCTTAACCACAGCCCCATGAGCAGCATCGCCAGTGCTGGTTGGATTATGCCAATCTGGCGTTTGGGCATCTAAGACCTCCCGTTCTACTATTCGTATTGAACGAGCGCCTGTACCTGCTGATGCCGCTGACATATTCCTGACAACGCCGAGAAGTCTGTTGCCCGTAGAGGGTATTGTTTGCTTAGTGCCATCAACGAGTGTGATGGTTTCATTAGTTGCTGATGCGTCAGGTTTGAATAACGCTATCTCACGCTGGGCATCGTTAACCCACAATATAAGTTCACTTGCGGCTGGCCATCTCACTCCAGTGGTGTCTTGCAGAGTTATCTGAACTCGATCAAGTACTGATTGAACTGTGACACTCATACTGGGTTACCTTTTTTAGCCGTTAAATACTTGGTCCCAAGCTTCTTCTCTCAGTTCTGGGGGAACGGTCTTCCCGCAAATACGATTAATTGAAGCCGCTTTAGGCTCACCATTTGCTTTAAAATCTTCCGTAGCGCCCTCCGATACGAGCTGCTCTATAGCAGCTACTACCGCATCTAAAGGATTCACTTCTTCAGTCTCTACCGCTGCTACTATCGAGGGCGGCTCCCCGTCTTTTTGGACCATTTGCGCACCCATACTGAGTGCCAAGTGACCAACTTCATCTCCAACTTCTTTCTCTACACCCGCCTGAAAAACTACGCACGCACCGTTCAGGGTTGTTACCCGTAAATCCTGGGGAGCTTTAATCCGCATATGCCATCATCCTTAATAAAAACAATCCTATCGATTGGCGAAATACATCGTGATTTCAAAACCAAGTCTGATTTTTTCGTATTTAGGTTTTGTCCACATGTCTACCTCCGAACTCTTAAAAAAAGACCCTCTCCCCCGAAGGGAAGAGGGAAATGAGAGAACCCACTCTCAAGGAGTCTCTTGCAGTTACTGTGCTGTATCCAGACAAATGACACCGAAGTCTTCAACGCTACCGTTGTAGTCGCTGTTGAACTTAGGCTTCTTCAGTCCGAATATTTTGCCGATGCTGATACCAGCTTGGTTGCCGTAGTCGAATGTATCTTCGACGATCTCAGGCAAGCCGATGTCAGCCATTGCAAGTGCTTGAGCACCGCAGAACAGAGCGCGAGCTCCATCTACGTCTGCGTTAGCACCCCACTTGTAACCCGCTGCACCAGCATTAGATGAAGTACCAGCAGTTGCACCAGCCGTGTTGAATACGTGACGGAACTCATGAACCATCACACCATCAACCATCAGGCTGCTGCTGCCAGCAAACAAGCTATTGGCAGTGCCGCGAACACCAGCATTACGGACGTTAGCCAGGAAGTCGGAATCGAGCTTCAGGTTAGCCATCTGCTGCGGCGTTACGAACAAGTGGAAAGTCTCTTCGTTGCCAGCACCACGCAGACCACGGATATAGTTGTCTTTTGCGTATGCCTTGAGCTCGACAATTGCCTTGTAACCGATCTTGTCGGTTCCAGTAACAGCAGTAGTGTCAGCAGCAGCAAGAGCAGTGCCGTTCAAACGAAGGTGACGATTAGAGGTAGGCGTAGTTACATCACCCGCGAACTCTAGATCAACCAACTCTAGACCAGAGGTTCCGCTCGTAGTACGAAGAGCACCATTGGTTTTGTTGGTGTAAGCCAGACCTGCGAGAGTGAGGAACGCAAGCTGGTCCATACGGTCAGCCATAGCATAAGCCAGTGCGTCACGAGAGGTCTCACGGAAATTAACCACAGACTTCTGGTCAGCCATACGACCGGCGATTCGGTTTGCGAAACGCAGTTGGTCGAGCTGGATAACGATGTCGTACGCTCGGAGCGCCTCTTCGTTACCTTCCAGAGTGTAGTCACCCGTGACACCGTCTCCGGTCATATCTGCGAGCAGAGTGATGACGGCACGCGTGCCTTTCTCGGATCGAGTGAGTTCAGTAATACGCTGAACCATTGCATTAGAACCAGTTCCTGCGAACTGATTGATGAAGCTCATATTACGAGCCTGTCGCCAGAAATCCCGACTCCACGCGGTTAGTTGCTCAGAAGTCAGGCTGGCAAAGTTTGTTAAAGCCATGATGGCCTCCTAAACGATGCTTAGTAAAAAAATAGCCCTAGTGTCCTTTGCGTGCAGACCAACGATTGCGCGGGTTTACGAGTGCGACTCGGCCTAATTAACGTCTTGGCAGACGATTACGGTTTTTACGTGTACGGCACGATCAGGTTACTTGCTGATACAAGAGTTGTAACTTGGAATATTAGCTTTGCTAAAGATATAAGTCAAATTACTAATACCCTACTCTTCGGCTTCTTCCTCCGGTTCTTCTTCCTGATCTAGGAAGTCAAATGCGGCTGTGGCAACCCCGCCAAGAGAAGGGGTTTCCATATCTATTAAAGTCATCTTGGGTCCAGCTTGTTTTTTCCAAATGGCCTCGGCCATCGACATCACATCTTTGGATGGATAAGCACCCTGCGTGTAGGCAAGAATGTTTATAACCACATCTCCGAACGACCACTTGTACATAGCGCCCCCATTACGACTTCTTTTTCTTCTTTTTCTTTTTAGGGGGACTTCTTTTTACGGCGTAACCCATTGGCTTTCTCCTGTGCTTTTTTAGAAAGATCTTTGAAATAGAACAGCTTTACCGATGTCTTCCCGTGAGACTTACCTGAGTGAGTCTCACCATTGGGCATCTTATGCGTCCCCCCGCTAAACGGCGTGCCATCACGCTTGTAATGCTGTACACCTCTAGCCATATACTTATCCACCCCAGCCATTATCGGCTGGGTCATAAACACCGTTGTTATTGGTATCGCAGTACCGATCCCACGCCTGTTGATTAAACGTGAGTCCTTCAGACCAAGGGAGGTACGAAAGACACCACTCATGTGATCCCACCTCTAGCCCGTCCGTTGGCTGCTCGATGTAGTCACGTTGTGACCAAGGCGGCTGGACGATGAAGTAGGTACTTTTATTTGCATAAATACGCCTTTTAAAAATCGCGCTAGTCGGCGTAGAAATGTAAATCTGCTGCTCGCCACTTAGTGTGTAGGTTGACCCGTCGTCATAAGATATGACTGTGGACGCTGAACTGAACATTGAGAAAAAAACCGCTGCAACAACTGCTATAGCTTTCATAGATAGTCCTTACCATTTCACCTTGTTTGCCCAATACGCCGCCGACATTTTGCCTTTGGCGATATTCTTCCCGTGCCGAGACTTGAAAGACTTCCGTTTTTTCTTCATAGCTTCGCTCTCACCCTTCTTCGGTTTACCGGCGGTCTTAGCGCCCTGCTCACCAAAGCGAATGGTCTTTACCTTGTCGCCCTCTTTAGCCACGACAATGTGAGACTTCTTCGGATGGCTAGGAGTCCTTTTGGGCTTGTTGTAGCCGCTGACTCCTGCTCTAGCTAAACGTGGGTCTTTCTTACTCGACATGCGTCACCTACAAAATGTCGCCTCGTAGTCGTTTGAGAGTTGCTTCTGGTAGAGCGTTAAACTCTTCCTCTGACAAATTGCTGATATCGAGCGCCTTTTCGCCGTGATTACTAGAGCTCTCACCAGGAAGTTCTGGTGGCTGCTTTGATGCAGCATCAAGCTTGGATGCCACCTGCGCTTTCTTCTTGCGCTGTGTGGCCACCTCATCGAGTGTCTTCTTAGGTGGTGCGGCCTTACCCGCGAGCCCAGTAGACTCCTCGACTTCGGGAACTGCGATATCGTGTGTCGAAATGACGTACTGAGAGGCTTTAGCCAGCGCATCGACAGGTCGGTCACCCTTAACAATAAAGGCATCACGCAAATCAATGACCTCTTGCGTCATAGCCTCGTTGTAATCAGATGAGTCCTGATCAAACATTGGAAAGTCTGCTTGCAGCTTGTCGGCTGCAATCTGTAACGCGCTCTCTTCGTTCTTGCGATTTACCGTGCGCTCAACTTCCTGCGTAAGCTCCGCGCTAAGTTGCGCACGCGTAGCTTCGTTAATCTCCGCTCGAATACCTTTAGCTTTCTCAGTCTCTCCATCGAGGACAGCGTCCTGATATTTCTTTTCGTTGGCCTCGAAATCATAGGCAGGAGCTGCTGGAGCAGGTGGTTTCTGCGATTCCTTCATCGCCTCCATTTCACGACGGAGTTCATTGCGCTCCTTAATTACGTCGTCGAGACGAGACTTAGGGACCGTCTGCCCTTTCTGCTTGGGCTCCGGTGCTGGATCTGGGGCTGGTTCTTCTTCCAGCTCGGCCACTTCCTCTTCAACCTCTTCTTCAGGTTGTTCAGCTTCTTCAGCAGTCTCCACCTCAGATGTTTCATGTGGAACTTCTTCTGCTGTCTCCTCCGCTTCTGCCACAGTCTCTTCAGTAGCTTCATCTACTACCTCCTCAGTCGGCTCTTCCGTAGCGTTGCCCTCATCATCAAGCCCAAAGTTGAGACTAAAATCCTCGTCTCGCTCTTCGAGCTTGTCTGCTCCTGGGAAAGTTTCAAATTCCAGTTTGTCTTGTTCTGTTACTTGCTCATCCATAAATTATCCTTGGTTCATCTTGTTGGTTTGATTCATTGCGGTAGTAGCAATTCGGGTAGCCGAAGAAGTTTCCTGGTTAGCCACGCGGGTTTGATTAGTAAGGTCAGCCAACTCTCTGCGCAGTTGCAGCTCCATCTCCTTCTGACGCATCTCAGATTGCAGCTCCATCATCTTGAGCTGTGGTGCTATCTCAGACATGTCTTGGGTCTTGGCCATGTTGACCGCAGCCTCTGACTGAAGATGCTGTATCTCTGCACCAATCTTCTCGATGCCGAGCTGGAGCTCCTGCATAGCCAGTTGCTGTTGCATTGCGTTCATCTCCATCTGTTCTGGACTCTGCTCAACCCCAGTAATCATGCGGATGCGCTTGGCGAGCTCGGCCTTCTTAGCAAGGTGCGAGTACTCGATAATTGCGTCATCAGGAATAGCGACACCTGCACTACGCAGACTGATCGCTTCGGCAAACTGCATCTCATCGAAGCTGTCACGAGCTGGTGCGGTAGAGATCACAACGTCGTACTCACCCAGCGTCAAATCGTTGACGATCCTGCCTTCTGGAGTCATTTGATTAACAATCATGGGCTCACGAGGCTGCATCGGATCTTCTTCATTAGTGATCTGAATCAGACGCTCTTCTGTGTAGAACCGCTGTATTAGGTTCAACGTCTTCTCTGCAAGGTACTGTCGTGTCTTGTTCAGGTTGTCCAACGGCACTTGAATCATGATCGTGCCGCGATTCTGCTTGGCTTGGATCGCAATGCCCGAAACCTCCGCAGAGTCAGTACCCAACATAGAATCGTTGATACCCGATATAGCTTTGACGTTAGCCGCCGCTTTCTGACTTATTCTGTCCAGACCAGTAGGAATCTGGTTTGGTTGAATCTTTGTCGGTGGCGTAGTGCCGCGTGCATACTCCAGCACCAGACCGGTCTCAGCCCCGTGCTCCTCCAGATCATCAGGATTCATGCCAACCAGCGAGCCACTCTCAACCATCCAGCCACTATTAGCGGTGGTGTTGACGATGTGCAGCTCTTGGCTAGCGATCTTGTTCAACTGCTCCTGCGGAGACAGCAGGTTTCGGACCATGCCAAACGGTCTGCCGCGTCTGAAGTAAGCAAAATAAGGGACAACGGTAAAGTCGTCATAAGGTGACCAATCGTCGTGAAGGACTACGTGATCACAGGAAACAGTCCACCGAACCTTTTTTACCATCTTGCTAATGATTGATAGGTTATGGTCCTTGGCAAACTTCTTAGCTTTGCGGTCGCTCCACGCCTCTGGCACTTGTCGCTGGTCACCGGTCAAGGGATCAACGTAGTACTCACAACGGTTTAATTTACGGTGCTGCCGCTCGATAACACGCAACGCTTTCACATTGCGGTACTCATCCTCCCCAGGAATATTTGCGCCGAGGTAATCCTCACGGGTGTCTATGTCGCCGTAACGGGTCTCCTCGTACTCGACTGAGTCACGGCCAAAACTGTTGCCGTTCTCAGCGATAAATCTCAAGGCTTCAGCCTTCTTCTTGCCGTACATCTCCTCGATGTCATCAAGCGTCATCCACTTAGTCTCGAACACCTCGTTCCAAGACTTGGGGTCATACTCTTTCGCATCAGGATCTATCAGGATATCGAGCGGGTCTTTCGCAGTGATACGGATCTCGCCTTCAACACTGTCGCTGAAGTCCACCCGCACATCAAAATAGCCACGGCCATCAAGAATCAGGCCATCACTGAACACTTGCTGCTCAACCCAATCGAGCTTGTTGTTATCGGAAACCTGCATGAACACCTTGGTCAAAGTATCCGCAACTTGCTCGTCGCCACCCTTGCGGGGCTTGAACTTTACGTCAGCTCGACGCGAGCTCTGCTCGCCCAGCACGGTGTTAACTGTAGGGAGTATCGTGTTGATCGTTAGAGCTGGTCGGCCTTCCGCATCAAGAGTGGCAATGTCTTCCATTGCCCACTGATCACCGCGATAGAAAGCATCACACTTCTTAGCCAGCTCTATATAGTCTAGATGTCCGTTGTCACGAGCTCGTACGTACCGATCCCACTGTCCTGAAGCAATTTCATGCTCCCGTTCCGATGATATCTTTGAATGTTTTGCCATCTTTAAGCACTCATCGCCGATTTATATTTAGTTTCACCCCCAGTGAGATGTGCAAGCTTGTCCCTCCAAGAGGGCTGGTGGACAATCGGTGCTTGGAACGTAGAAAACTCTGCCATCATGAGACCCAGCCATGCCAAAGCATCAACTTGGTCGTCATGCGTACCATTGGGGAATCTGAGAAGTTCTGCTACCAGAGGAGCGGTAAACAGCGCATCCTTCGGAAAGAACACCATGCCTTGCTGCATACGTCCCTGTATCGCTCGCGCTCTGGCTTCTTTATCTCTGCGTCCGGTCTTGAGGTCTTTCACATACATCTCGTAAAGACCGCGTTCGCGGATGCGTTTCTCTAAGAAGGGTCCGAGTGCCATCTCGATGTGTCCCTTCTCAATACCCACCATGGTCGGCTTCCATTGAACGTATAGATCTAAAATGCGTTCAACTATCTCGAAGCCATCAAAGCGTCCTCTGACCACGTCCATAACGAACATTTGGTCATATTCATCAACCCCGATAACCATGCCGACTGAATAATCGTTACGGTCGTTCTTGCCAATGGCTAAGTCCCAAGCGGCATAGAACTTCATCCGATCTTCATCGATGTGTTCGGGTTCGTAGTAATTAATCATGTCGCGGGTGAAGTAATCACCCTCATCCGCTACGGGATTCTGCTGATATAGAGCTGACCAATCTCTAGGGCCAACTGCTTTTCGGATTCTTTCTAGAGATTCAAAGTTGTATCGCTCTGCGTGCAACGGTTGGCCCGTGACACGGAACTCTTCGTCAAGTTCTGCGATTGCTGGGTATCGGACAACTTCCCATTCGTCGCCGCCGTCTGTTCCCATTCGGAGCAAACGACCGGCGAGGTCATCATCGTGCCAACGGGTGAGAATAACCAAAACCCCGCCACCAGGAGCCAAACGGGTATAGGCAGTAGAAGTATACCAATCCCAGTTAGCGTCCCGATTATTCTGGGACTCAGCGTCCTCCCTGTTTTTAACCGGATCATCGATGACAAGGACGTGTGCTCCTTTACCAGTAATACCTCCTCCGACACCCGCAGCAACAAATCCTCCACCACCAGTGGTCAACCATGCTTCCGCACTCTGTGACTCTGGATCGAGACGTGTTTTAAATGCACTCTTGTAGGATGGCTCTCGCAAAAGGTTACGTACCTTCCGTGAAAAGCCCATTGCCAAGGAGCCTGAGTATGAACAGCTAATGAACTCGTGATCAGGGTTACGTCCCAAGTGCCAAGCGGGGAATGCCACGCTGGCAAGTGTCGATTTACCGTGTCGAGGTGGCATGAACAGCATTAGCCGTGGCGACTTTTTCTCCACGACATCCTGTGAAAATTTTTCTAGCCGCTTACATATGTCCTTGTGAACCCACCCCGCTTGATAGTCGGGATTGAACCGCTCTACAAAGGGCAGCATACGTTTGCGCGTCAGTATTCTGAGCGCGAGCTCCTCTCTGGCTAGCTCTTCGGGGGTTTTAGGAGGTGGTTCTGCAACGCTGAAATGATTTGGTGTTGGTAGCCTGTCCTGCTGATCCGCTTGGCAGTACACGCACAGGTCATCTAGACCCATTAAGGTGACGGGTACTGATTTTTTGCAACGCTCACATGTCGTTCTTGCTGCTTCATCCGTCATTAGCGGTTGGCTCTAAATACTTAACATCTTTACCGGCTATCTGGAGCAATTCATCGTCACTAAGGCGTTCTAGCTGCTTGGCCCCGTTAATTTGCACATTTACTTGTGTCGTTTGCTGCGCTTCTTTTGCCAAACCATGCAAACGCACCATGCTGTCCACGGTGTTCTTCATCTCGGTAGCATTTGCAGAGGAAACATAGGCATTCATGTACATCGAATGCGCTTCATTCACGCCAAATTTGACCTCCTCGCGCATTTCCTGGCGAAAATAGTCGATGGCCTTTCTTACATTGGGGGTTTTTGCAGCCGCCCACGCAGATTGCGGGGTTGTATACCCAGCCGCTCGCCCAGCAGCGGCAGTTGACATACCGCTACATATAAATTGCACCAACTTTTCCTGCTGAATTGTCAATTCACCGGCTTGGAGTCCCATATATGGCATATGAGATTCAAACTCGGCTCTCGACATATCTTCAGTGGATGGTGCGCTCACCGTCGTTGAAGTAATATCGGTCTCCATAGGCACATCGCAATACGTTTACTCTTGCTTGCTCATCGAGTCGCACAAAAACGGGCGGCGATACAAAATCTATATTTCTAATTTCCTCTAGAAAATCCACAATTTCGGATTGCTCATAACCAAGCTCACGTAATAGCTCTAGCGTTGCGTCATAGTCGTAGACCAAAGTAAGCAAATGGGAATCGGCGTTCATTTGGTAGCCGATCAACGCTTTCTCAAGACCTTCTAGACACAACACTTCTAGGTTATCCGTCATTAGCGCATATTAGCTATTCTAATGTTTCTTTGCAAATGTGATGTCGATAGATATTTGTCAACCACCAATCGAACATGGGCTCACTTAGCGAATGCTTCATGAGGTTCACTCGGTAGCAAACTAGATGGATGTTGTCTTTGGTGTACCCTTGTTCAGGATCGATGCGATCTATAGACGCGTTGAGATCGTGAGAGCCAGTGCCATCACGAAAAGTGGTCATCAGAACGCCTGAATAACCACATCTACCCTTCTGTGCATCGAAAAGGTCAAGCAAATACTCTGGGTCAATCGCCCAAGCTAGTCCTTTAGGTGCGCGTTTTCCAGAAGAATGCATATACTTTTGAGCAGAACAAATTTTAGAAAAATAACTTTTACGTTCAGTTATATATCTGCGGCTAGATGCCGTGCAATCGTTGCACTTGCGCATCCTGGATTTAGTGCCGTTTTTGTTTAGTTTTAGCTCAAACTTTGCCTCACCCTTTCGCTGCTTGCAGTTAGTGCAAACAAACGTCTTCGCCATAATTCGCAAGTTAACTAATATTTACTAATATTTCACTATAAATTTTTGTGATTCCTGGTGTCAGAATCACTGAGGCATCATCTCCCCACCTCGCCCCCAGCAGCACCCCTTTCCCCGATTCCAACATTGGAACCTTGTTTTAACACCTAACCATTGAACCTTGTCCGTGGGACTCAGACCTCCTCCTTACGTCGTCGGTTGTCGGTTTCATTTGTGATAACTCAGTTATCGCCTATCAATCATCAATGGAGAATCATCATGGCAACTTATTCATTCGACTCAATCAAGAACCGTTTCAACAAAGAGTTCACTAACAATTCCACAGTCAACAAAGTCATTGACACCGGCATGGACACAGCAGAGTGGGTTGGCAAGAACGCTGACACTATCCTCCTCGGCGCTGCTTGCTTGATGCTTGGCGACCTGACCGAAGCTACCGAGACCCTCATGAACATCGAATTCATCGAGCTCACTCAAGAACACCCTGA